GGTCATATGGATTTATTCCAGGTGAAGCAAACGATAAAGTGGCTATGAGTATTAATAATGCTGATGATGCTAAGCTGAAACAATTTGTAAAAAATCATGTTAAAGAACTTAATCAATGCCTCATAACTCCACAACAAGTCTTATCGGAACTTGGTGATAAGCATGAAAAATAATTTTCGCGCTTGGCTTGAAGGTAGGCATTATATTGTTGCAATCGTTGCAATTTTATTGTCCGTAGTCCTTCCCTCTTTAATGCTTGTTATATTCAGATCATTTGTAACGCAGTTGCCAGTTTATGTTGGTTATATGTGTTTGCCAGATTCTGCTAATGTGCATAATGCGGTAGAAGGTATAACATTCCAATGTCAATCTGGTAGTAGTGTTGTTAATTTTGTTGTTCCTCTGTATGAAGTTATTGTAGTTGGGTTTATTACCGCGGCATTCGTTTGCCTTGCTCCGATTATGGTATCGTGGGAACGTTTCGTGATGAAAAGGTTGCGAATATATGCATTGAGTGCTGCTTTATTGTGTTTGTTTGTTTCATTCGGCGCTTCAGTGTTAATTGTTCGTATAATTGACTTGCAGTTATTGAGTACATTGCAGATGATTTTAGGTAATGCTTGGATTGATATTGTGCTCATAATGATTGGATTAGCCTGTTTTGGAAGGTTTTACGGCCTTGCATTTGGTGTCTTTTTAGCGGTGATGAACATTGCCACACAAGGTTTGCAAAGTAAAATTGGATTGATTTTGCGATGGTATCCTTCTGGAACTTTGCCTGCAATTCCTGGACAATCCATATTGCTATACGTCATTGTTGTGCTTACTATAATTGCAGTTTGCCTATGGGGCGGCACGTGTGGACGTGGATTGCTTTATTTTGAACGCGCTTAAAAGACGTGTCTAATTATATTTCAAAAGTCAACTCAATAGTGTTTAACAGAACGTATGTTCGATAATATTGTGATGCTTGTTTTAATGGTGGTTGCTGTAGCAATAACCGCTGTTATTGTGTTGGCTATTGTTAAGCACAACTCTGGAACGCAAGGCGCTAATGGCGTAAACCAGCGCGAATTTAACGAATTACGCTCGCAGTATGAACAAGCGCGCGCTCAAGCTCAAGAAAATGGCAATCAGGCTATACGGTATCGCACACAAGCATAGCAGCTTGCTGAACGATTAAAGTTTGTTGAAGCAGAACTTGCTAAGGCGCAGCAAGCAGAGCAATTGCGAGTGAATCGCGAAGAACAATTGCGAGCAGAGCGAGAAGAACGCGAACGATTAAATCGTGAAAAAACTTTGAAAGAGCAAGGTAAAGTCTTGGAAGCGCTTGCTCCAGTAAAAGACAATTTTTCTATGCTCGGCAATCAGGCATATGAAGGTTCGGTTTTGCCTTCGATTATTATTTTTGGCTTGCCGGCGTGGGTGATTGGTTTTCGTAAGACTTTTATGACGGTTGCCGATTTTCTTTCGCCATGTTCTGGTTGGATTGTTGATAAGCTTGGTGGTTTTCGCGCTCTTGCTATGACTGAGGGTGTGGAGGGTGTGCTCAGTTTGCTGCCGCTTCTTATGTTTGGCTCTCCTGCGTGGAAGTGGTCGCTTGTGGCTCTTTCTTGCGCATTGTTGATTACAGGTCAAGTGATTGATATTGCTAGCGAAGTTTTCGAGGTTGATGCTGCCGGCGGCGATGACGGCATGATTGTAAACTACAGTGGCATTGTAAGCGTTTTGGCGAGTGTTACAGGAACCTTGCTCGGCTCTCCGCTTGGATCTTGGATTGCAAGCTGGTCGATTCCTGCGGTTTTGATTTTCTCGTCCGTGACTTCTTTTGCGGCTTGCGCTACGCGATTTATTATGAAACAAGACATTGCGCAAGCATCTTGCGAAGTAGAGGAAGCGTCGCAAGATGTAGAGAATGAATCGCAAGCGATTAGTGAAGAAGGAGAAGTATCGCAAGTATCGCAAGTATCGCAAGAAAATGACGTTGATTCCAAATCTACATCCAATAAATCCACAGCCAAGCAATCTGCGAATCCGTTACTAAAGAGTAAAATCATGCTTCTTGCTGGATCTCTTTTGGTTGCTTTTATTCCTGCATGCTCTGTTTCTTATATTCTTCTTGGTATCGGTAAGCAATATGGCTCTCAATCTTTAACAATGCTGTATATTTTCACTGGCGTAGGAAGCGTGCTCGCGTCCGTTTTGTATGCGCATTCGTCTCAAAAACTCGGTTTAAGAAAAGTTGCGATTTTGGGTATTGCTGTGAGCTTGGTTGCTTATTGCTTTATGTTTATTAATCTTTTGCCGATGATGTGCTTCGCATTCTTCCTTCAAGCGATTGGTGGAATGCTACTAGTAGAGCCGATTATTGTTGCGCGTCAGATTCTGTTTAAAGGGAGTACTCTCGCTAAGTTTTCTGGTTGGGCGCGTCTTGCGTTTGCGATTGGTGCTACTACTGGTTCTTGGATTGGATTTGCATTCTCATCTTTGCTTCAATGGCAACTTTTGCCTATACTCGCGCTGATTTTTACTGCCGGTTTGATTGTTGTTTTGCCACAGTTACCAAACACTAGCTATGCTACAGACTAGGGATGTAGTTGTGATTTTGAATATTCTAATTGTAGTCTATTTGCATAATTTAGTATTTGGGGGAATAACCCTATTTCTATTTGTTACAAGTAAAACTTATAACACTTTATACATTTTATATGTTATCAAAAATAACAACAACAATTGTATGGCAAAAAATTATGGGATAGGATTAGTGCTAAACCTAATGATAGGTCTTTTATATATTGTAATTACAAAGGAGAATTTCTATGAAATGTCATATTTTTAAGTCTATTGCTGTAGTTGTTGTAGCATTATCAACCTGTATTTCTCTGGTATCAACTGCTCAAGCTAGTGAGATAGTGGATAACGCACCAAGTGTTGTAGAAAGTAATGTCAGTGATGCGAATATAGATAATTATGCTAAGCGTCTTGAAATTATTTTTTCAAGGTATCTCAAGTTTAATGAAATTAATAAAAAATGGACTATAACACAAGCAGGGGAGTTTTCTCATGTTCCGAAAGAAGTGCTTGAGAATTTAATTCATAAGCTCAATGCAAATGCATCTGTTGATAAGATTTCGTCTAATGATAATCATGCAGTGCGTTCGAAGGATTATGCTAAATGTATAATTGATGCTACTGGGCTAGGCACCCTTGCTGGAATATTTCGTGGTGCTTTAACAAGGTTACTTGAAAATCATCTTTGGAAGCAAGCTGCTATGTATATTTTAAAGGCAGTTGGTCCAGCCGCATTTAGAGGTGGAGCTGTGGGTCTAGCTGCATTCTTAGCAGCTTCTGCTATTTGGTGTGCGACTCCGTGGAGTAAGTGAGGAGGATATTCTTATGTACAAGGTTCTTATGTTCGTGCTGAAGTTGGTTATGTTTACAGCTGTGAATTTTATGTTCCTTTACTTGTCGATGGTGGTATATGGCCATGATTTTGGTGTGATGTTCAAAACGTATGGAAATGCGCTCGGTCCGCTTATGTTTATGCTTGCTTTGATGACAACGATGTCGTTGCCTAATGAAGGAACTATTTTTGAGGGTAAAAGCGGAAAAAGTGTGTCTAAAAACCCGAGTTTTCGTTGAAATACCAAGGAAAACTCGCTGTTATTAAGCTGAAAAGCTTAACATTTAGTATTACTTGACATTGAAAACAAAAGGGGCTTAGGACAATTTTTTAGACATTTTGTGCAATCATAGCATGATGTTCCCTAATTGTCTTTTAAGCCCCATTTTAATTCTGTGGTTGTTGTAAAAATCAATATAAGTATGAATAGCTTGACGTAATTCTTCTGTATTATCCCAGCTATGTTGCAAGAAGGTTTTCTCTTGCCAGAAGCAGGCTATCTTCTTGATATTAAAAACCATAAATAGATTCAAAAATGCATGTTTAGACCATTTGAGCCAGTCTGTTTCATTATTACTATTCTCTTTAACTACTCTAATCTTGCGCTCTAAAAGACCAATACGTTGCTTAAGTGGAATTATTTTGCCAGTTGTTGCATTAGAGAAAATACTGAAGCATATAAGAGTTTACTTAATAATTTATTAGCTCCTACTGTTGTTATTACTGATGGGAATGCTGGAGCATTGAGCGCTATTAAACAAGTTTGGCCAGAAACTCGAGTACAACGCTGTTTAGTACATATTAAACGTAATATACGCGTATTAACTACAAGCAAGCCTAGGCTGCAATCACATAAGGCTTTGTGGGGTTTAGCTAAAAAGTTAGTTAAAATCAGAACATTAGAAGAATCTGATTTATGGGTTAATTTACTACAGAAATCTTATAACCAGTGGAAAGATTGGCTTAATCAAAAAACGTTCCGTAAGAATGTTTCTGAAGAAAATATTCCTTCTTGGGTAAGAAGTAATCAACAATGGTGGTATACGCATCAGACAGCAAGAAAAGCTTATAATCTGCTTGCTAGACAGGTTAAAAATGGTACGCTATTTACCTTTCTTGATCCTCTACTATTAGAGAAAACGAGCGTTCCTATTCCTAGTACTACTAATGCTTTAGAAGGTGGTATAAATTCACAGATAAAGAAATGGTAAGTATTCATAAAGGATTATCTGAAGATCACATGCGGAGAGCTATAGAGTGGTGGTGTTACTTCAATAGTGAAAATCCTTCAGATCCTAAACAATTTATAACTTCTGAATGTTTTAAACCAAAAACTAAAAAAATTATTATTGATGATAATCCAATTGGACCAGCTCATTTAGACACTGGGTTTAACTTATGTAAAGCTGACTATCATCCAGATATTTCAATCAGAAAAGGGACTATGTGTTAAAGACACGCCGACTAATAGACACACTTTTTGCCGCTTACCTTTAGTTTCCCCCTACACGCACGACAGGATAAATCGGGCTTGACACTGCAAAATCATTCACAAGCATCAAGCCCAATACGTCAATTTCCGATCATTGCAACCATTTTGGATTCACAGCTGGAATTCCCGGATATAAATTCGTATTTTTCTGAGCTGTCAAATAGAGAAAATCTTTATTAACTTTTATTTTTTTCAATAATTTTCCAGTCTTCCTATCAAATCGTTCGATAACAAAATCTTTCAAATCAGAGGTATCGATAATCGATGGTATACGAACTATTTCATGGTTTCCTACCAGCAAACGATAGTTGACGCCCGCTGACGACTCTTGACGCGTAGTTTTATCTAACAATCGGCGAAGAACACCTGTTTGCGTATCAAGAGTAAACACTCGTCCATTCTCGGTATCAACAATATGAAGAAGCTTTTCATCGTATGCCTGTGCGTTTATGTAGCCAGCAATCTCATAAGAGACTGTGGTCGGACCATACAACACTTGACCTTTGCTGTTCTTCAATGGAATTGTTGTTATTTTACCAGTTTTCACATCCCATCGCACAAGAAAATGTTCCTGAATAGCTTTAACATCATCAGCAGAATCGCTGTGTTCTACTGCCATATCCTTTGTGCGAGCAGATGATGGACCATACGAATATAAGAAAGTAATCACACCATTGTTGCATCGTGGGCTATAAGCAGCATCAATTACTCCTGTAGATTCATTTTCTCCTTGATATAATTGCTCACCCACCATGTCTTTTTCATGGTGCCGCGATACCTCATTTAGGCCAACATTTGCTTCATTGACCATACGATACAATACAACTTCATGCTTGTCTGTTTGAGCAATTGCATACGCTTGATTACCACAGGTAGAACAAGTTTTAATAAACAGACTCTCTGAAAATTGTATTGTTTGCTGCTTACTCTCACCTTTAGCAGTCGTAGAAAGAATCTTATATGTTGTTTTACCTCTATGCTTCATCATGCTTTCGTCATACAAATCAACAAAACCGCTATTAGCAAGAGAAAATGCAAAATTCTGACGTTGCACCTTTTCTATAGAGTTTACCGTAGGTTTTCCAGCGTTCACTGGTATGAAATAACTATCACGGGAATCTGTATAGTGAAGCGCCTCAGTATTCCAAATTGGCGTTTGGCCTTCTATATTGCTCACCTTATGCAGCTTAAAACTGCCATCTTCATAAACAATTGACATAAATGCGTTGCCATTGGGAATAAGAGATGTCTGAGGGTTATGCAGCGGGATTGCAACAACCGCATGCTGCAACCGAAGATTTTCAAATTTCTCCGAATGAGCAGATACTGTATATTCTGTCGATAAAACCCAATGAAAGGCACCTACAGTAACGGCTGCAATTACAGCAATTATACCTATAACCCCGAAAATCCAGACTACTACTCTATGAGTTTTATTCCCAGTTGTGAATGAAGATTGAGGTGCAGCATTACGCACATAATCATCATTCACTCTCTTGTGAGCTTCAGATTCATGAATAAATTTTTTCCACATAATGACCGCACCTCAACTACTGAACATATTGATATTCCCTAACATATCCAGAATTTTTAATATCATATGGCCACACATATTCACCACTACCAGTATCCAAATCAATACCAGCACCATAATAATATGCAGCCCACACTAATTGAGAACAGTTAAGACCTCCCCAATCATTTCTATTAGTATCAGTAATATCTGGATTGTAACCCCTACCAATATAACCAATTGCCCGACGCGCCGCTTTATCGCGGTTTCCCTGGGAAGTTTTTACTTCAAGAATAGAGGCACCGCCGGCTGCGACACTATTTTTCCTTGATACTCGATGAGCATTCTGGAACATCCCTACTGCTTCGACAATATCATCACGATTAACATAAATTCCAGTATGCCCATGCTTCCAAACGAAAAATGATGAATTATTAGAAACAAAAATATCTCCTGTATGACGAGCTCTTGGTAACTGTGTATTCCCACTTCTTACAGAGAACCTCGCAGTATCTAACACTGAATCACGAACCGATTTCTCCACCCTACTAGCAATCGAGTCAGGGCTCTCACCAGTGCGACGCGAGGTCTCCTTTATCTGCTCATCAATTTCTTTTTCACTGAGTGTGTGATTCAGATAAGTTGATATATCCCCCAGTCTTTGCTGATAATTCTCATTATTATCTTGTCCAAATGCCAATGGGGAAAAAGTAAATAAACAAGCAGCAGAAACAACTACAGATAGACTTCGCATTATTATATTTTTCATAATATCTCTTTCTCGATAAGAAGGCATACTATGCATCTTTACAATAGTAAAACACCCTGCTCTTATTGTACGCTTCTATGAAAAAATATGCAATACTCTTTCCCTGCAATCTCGTGTATGCAACCCCGTATATGTGCGTATTTGTCAGGTTTTTTGAAGAGCATTTTTAGCATAGTAATAACTTGAACGTTTTATCTGAAGTGTTTTAATCAGAAGCTCTAACGGTAACACTAAAAGTAGTTAGGCCTATAACACTTTTTGCGGAGTGAGGATTTCTGATATTAATACGGTTGGGATTATATTAGATTTGTTGGGATTCTATTAAATACAGTTGGACTTTATTAGCCACGGTTGGGACTCTATTAGAGCGTGGCTAATGCTCGTTTTGTTTTCTAAAACGAGTGTTGTTTAACGAGAAGGGGGGTGAAAACATTGTTAACGCTTAAACCTCAAAGCACGTAGCTTTCAAGGCAAGTGTGGTTTTTACATGTCAAACTGTTATAAAAACGAGATTATTCCACTCTTTTTTACACTCATGATACGGGTCTTAAGAAAGAGCGGGTAAATGTTATAAGAATTTTTGGAACAATTAACAAGATTGTGGTTAATGATTAATCAATAAGACACTACTAATAAACAGTTAAAGCCTGATTAGCTATAGGGCGATGAGATACGTCAATAGGATCCTCATGGTTTTTCATGACTCCTATGAAGTACCTCTATTCTACTATGGCTGTTTTTCAGGTATTAGAGTCGGTACTTCATAAAGTATCGGCTCTTTTTTGTATGTGTCTTCACCCTACCGCTGCAGGCGGGAAGGGTGAGCATGAGGACTCGCAAAACTAATAGCAACGATCGAGCAACATATAAGTATACAAGTTGTGTTCGTAATGAAGATAGTAGTTATAGTGAAGAAACTATCGAAATCAAGCCAGGCGAAAACGGTGTAACCGTTGCGGATATTAAGATGCTTCACTCAATGGATGACAGCGAGGTTTACTACAACAATAAGAACCTGCGTCCAACTAGAACTGCTGAAGAAAAAGCTGAAAGTAAGGCGTGGAAAGAGAAGTACGTCAAACGTTTCGAAGAAAGACACGGCTACAAACCCAACAAAGACGACGTTGACTACGCTGCTAACAAGCATTTCCTACCCAACTATAATTCCTCGATTGACTTTGATGCAGATGGCGAGCTTGAAGTAGATAAAAGTCATCTTGCTGAAGCTCTCAGTACTACTGATGATTATGGTTTTATTACCAACGATTATGGTTTTGAAATGTCAGAAGAAATGGAGCATGCGTTTTCAACGCTTACAGACAAGCAACGTCAGGTTATTCGTTTGATGTTTATTGAAGGATACACTCAGTCAGAGATTGCAAGCATGCTTGGTATCTCGTCTGCTGGCGTGAAAAAGCATCTGGATAAGGCTCTCGAAAAGCTTAGAAAAACGCGTTAAAAAATTCTAGAAATTTTACTTGGAGGAGGTTAAAAACTCCTCCTTTTTCTTTGCCTGTGATGTGTAAGGAAGAAACCCCTTACAGAAAGGAGGCAAAACTCGTGAAACACAAGATCGTTATTAACGTCACCGGTGAAAACGGTGAGAAGAAACAGGTTCTACGTGGAGCTGTGATGCGATTACCTCAACGGTTTATCCGCTGGCTGTTTGGTGATTACTCGCAAGTCTACCTATTAGATCCCGGGAAAAGTGTTCAGTCAGTTGATGTCAAAGAAATTTAAGGAGGAAAAACCGTGAAAAACGAAATCATGAAAGAAGTCATCAAAGACTTGGAAAACTTAACAGCTCACCTTAAAACACTATTTGATGATGCCGGTGCTTCTGGTGTCGGTTGTAAAGAAACAGCTTCTAATAATAAGGAGTCTGTTAAAAAGGTGAGTTTAGAGGATGTGCGAGCGGTTTTAGCAAAACTTAGCCAACATGGTAAAACCGCGGAAGTAAAAGCGCTTATCGTCAAGTTCGGAGCTAACAGGCTTTCAGAACTTGATGAAAGTAAGTACGCTGAGCTTCTTGAAGAGGCGAAAGGTATGACAAGTGACTAAGCATGCTTTACTTTCCCCTTCTTCTGCTCACAGGTGGATTAAGTGTACTCCGAGTGCTGTTTTAGAAGAAAAGTTTGAAAACACTACTTCTGTGGCAGCTGAGGAAGGAACGGCAGCACACGCGTGGTGTGAGTACAAGCTGAATAAGCTTCTTAACCGTCCGTGTGAAAAACCGTCAACAAAGTATGACTCAAGTGAGATGCAGGAATGCTCGGATGCTTACGTGGATTTCGTGTTGGAAAAATACGAGCAGGCAAAACTTAACTGCCAAGATCCTATTATTCTCATCGAGCAGAAAGTTGATTTTTCAGCTTACGTGCCTGATGGGTTTGGTACAGCGGACTGCATTATTGTAGGCGAAAAAACGCTGCAGGTTATCGACTTTAAGTACGGTCAAGGCGTGCTGGTTGATGCTTACGAGAATCCGCAGATGAAATGCTACGCTCTTGGAGCTTTAACGCTTTTCGACAGCTTGTATGAGATACAAACTGTTGAGATGAGTATTTTTCAGCCACGTCGTGACAACGTATCAACTTTCACACTACCTGTCGAAGAGCTTATCTCTTGGGCTGAAAGTGTGCTTAAACCTAAAGCAGGGCTTGCTATTAAAGGCGAAGGCGAATTTGAAGCCGGTGACTGGTGCAGGTTTTGCAGGGCAAAAGCCACGTGCCGTAAACGTGCGGAAGAAAACCTTAAACTTGCAGAACTTGAGTTCAAACCGCCATCTGTTTTAACAGATAGTGAAATTGAAGAAGTACTCACGCTTATCCCACGGTTAACTAAGTGGGCTGATGATGTTTTAGCGTACGCCACAGATTCCGCTATTAACCACGGGAAAGAGTGGAGCGGTTTCAAACTCGTGGAAGGACGTTCAGTTCGCAAGTTTAAGGACGAGACAGCTGTTATTGAGAAAGCAAAAGCCGCAGGCTTTACCGACATTTTCAAAACTAGTCTTATCGGTTTAACGGAAATGCAAAAGCTGATGGGCAAGAAAAAATTTGAGGATATTCTGGGCGACCTCATTATAAAACCGTCCGGAAAACTTACGCTCGTACCAGACTCTGATAAGCGGGCAAAAGTCAATGTTTCAAACGCAAATAACGAATTCAAAAAGGAGAATTAGTACTATGTCTAAATTAAATAACACGAAGGTTATCACTGGTAAGAACACGCGTCTTTCCTATTTCAACGGTTGGGAGCCAAAATCTATTAACGGCGGCCCTGAAAAATATAGTGTTTCATTGCTTATCCCTAAAAGTGATGTTGAAACAGTAAACGCTATTGAGAAAGCTATTGATGCTGCGATTGAGGAAGGTGTCGGCAAGTTCGGTGGTAAAAAACCAAACAAGGCTGCTCTTAAAACACCACTCAGGGACGGGGATATTGAGCGTGATGATGAAGCGTATAAAGGACACTATTTCATTAACGCGAACTCAACCACGGCTCCGCAGATTGTAGACAAGCAGGTAAAACCAATCATGGATCGCAGTGAAGTGTATTCAGGCTGCTATGCGAGGGTTTCCATCAACTTCTACGCGTTTAACTCTAACGGTAATAAGGGAGTTGCTTGCGGTCTTGGCAATATTCAAAAGATTAGAGACGGTGAACCACTCGGCGGACGTAGTCTCGCAACCGATGATTTTACGACTTTAGAAGATGATGATTTTCTAGCATAAGGAGCGTGAGTTAATTATGGAAATTGTTATAGCGGTTTTTATTTCAGTGTTTATAGGAGTATTACTTCTTGATTTCACGGTAAAGAAACTCGTGAGTCTTTACGTTGATATTAAACACATTCTAAATAGGAATTAGAAGATTCCTGAAAATAGGATTTAGAAGATTCTATAAGTGGGGTGGCAGGTTTTCTGTCACCTCTTTTATAAGCTTGGAGGTGATGTAATTTGGAAAATTTGAGTGTGGATTTGGAGACGTTTTCGAGTGTGAATCTTGGTAAATGTGGTGTTTACAAGTACGCAGAATCGGATGATTTTGAGATACTGCTCTTTGGTTACAGTGTGGACGGTAGTGAAGTTCAGGTCGTTGATTTAGCACAAGGTGAAACCATACCGGATGTTGTGCTTTCTGCTTTAACAGATGAAACAGTGACCAAGTGGGCGTTTAACGCTCAGTTTGAAAGAGTCTGCTTATCACGCTACCTGCGAGATAAAGGCATCAATGTTAACCCTGGTCAAACAGTGAAAAGTGAAAGCTTGTTTTTAAACCCAAGCTCCTGGCATTGCACAATGATCTGGTCAGCCACACTGGGGCTACCCATGTCTTTGGAAAGCGTGGGAGCAGTATTGGGTCTTGATAAGCAGAAACTTACTGAGGGTAAGAATCTTATTAAATATTTCTGCCTGCCGTGTAATCCTACGAAAGTAAACGGTGGAAGAACAAGAAACAAGTATTTTCACGATAAGGAAAAGTGGGATCTGTTTAAATCGTATAACAAGCGTGATGTGGAAGTTGAAATGAGTATTCAAGAAAAGCTCTCACGCTTTCCCGTGCCAGACTTTTTATGGCAGGAGTTTTATCTCGACCAACAGATAAACGACCGTGGGATTGAAATAGATCCTCTTTTCGTTGAATCAGCCATAAAACTCGACCAAGAGGTGAAAACTCATCTCGTGGATGAGCTTAAGCATGTTACAGGTTTAGAAAACCCGAACTCCGTGTTACAAATGCGCTCTTGGCTTAAAGAGCATGGGCTTGAAATGGAGTCGCTTGGTAAAAAAGAAGTCGCTAAAGAGCTTAAAACAGTGGGTAAAGAGTTGGCTGAAGTTTTACGGCTTCGCCAGCAGCTTGCTAAATCTTCGGTGAAAAAGTATACGGCGATGAAAAACGCTGCTTGCATGGATTATCGGGAGCGTGGCATGTTTCGCTTCTATGGTGCAAACCGTACAGGAAGATTCGCAGGAAGGCTCGTGCAATTACAAAACCTACCACAAAACCATCTGTCTGATCTAGCTGAGGCTAGAAGTCTTGTTAAACAAGGAAACGTTGAAGCGTTGGAAATGCTTTATGAGGATATTCCGGATACTTTATCCCAGCTTATCCGCACTGCTTTTATTCCACGCACGGGATTTAAGTTTATTGTCGCAGACTTTTCAGCAATCGAAGCGAGAGTCTTGGCTTGGCTTGCGGGTGAAAAATGGCGTATGCGAGTATTCGCGGAGGGTAAAGACATTTACTGCTCGTCAGCATCTCAAATGTTTAGCGTGCCTGTTGAAAAACACGGAGTAAACGGGCACCTGCGGCAGAAAGGTAAGATCGCGGAACTCGCTTGTATTGCTGAAGGTGAACTTGTACTCACAGATGAAGGGCTTGTTCCAATTGAAGAAGTCACTACAAAACAAAAAGTGTGGGACGGAGAAAACTGGGTCAACCATAACGGAGTTGTTTTTAAGGGTGTAAAGGAGGTAATCGAGTATGAAGGACTTAGAGCAACACCAGACCATCTCGTCTGGGTTAAAGGGAAACCGAAGCCAATACGGTTTATTGAATCCGCCATCTGCAAAACACATCTCATACAAACCGGAGATGGTCGGAGAACAATACGGCTGGGTGAAAATCATAAGTGCAGAGAAACACTGGAATCAAAAGCAAAACCACTGTTATGTACTGACACAATGCGTAGGGTGCGGAAGTGTCCAATGGCAGGACTTAAACAGTCTAAAGTCGGGCAAATCAAAAGGGTGTCAAGCTTGCTCACAGCCGAAACAAATACCAATATGGTTAGAAAAGCGGCTAAGTGCTGCAAAACAGCGATGCATCAATCCAAGAGATCCAAATTACAAAAACTATGGTGCAAGAGGGATAAAGTGGTGCTTCCATTCTGTTTTAGAAGCAGGCTTGTGGATTTTACAAGAGGTAGACAATGTGCAAAAAGACTGGGAATTAGATCGGATAAATACAAACGGCAACTACGAAAAAGGAAATATCCGCTTTGTTCCAAGAATAGTCAATCAAAACAACAAGCAGAACGCTATCCTAACACGGTGGGAGCAACAATATTGGCCATACGCAAGATCGGTAGTTACAAGAATGCTATCGAAAGGAATGGGCAGAGAAGAAATCATATCAAGAGCAAATACAGCTGTAGTGCAACACAGAAAAAACTGGCGTTTAATCGAAGCAAGGCTCGAGTTTATGACATACGAAATGCCGGACCAAATCATCGTTTTACCGTATCGGGAAAGCTCGTGCATAACTGTGGCTACGGTGGTGCAGTAGGAGCATTAAAGGCAATGGGTGCTCTTGATATGGGTTTACATGAAGATGATTTGCAACAGTTAGTTAATGATTGGAGATCTGCTAATCCACATATTGTTTCATTGTGGTGGGATGTGGACAGAGCTGTAAAACAGTGTGTACACGAACGCATTTCTGTTCGAACACACAATATAGTGTTCACTTACAAGAGTGGGTTTCTTATCATCAAACTGCCTTCGAAAAGATGCCTTTACTATGTGAAGCCACGCGTGGAAGAAAACAAGTATGGTGGCGAATCAGTCACCTATGAGGGTGTGGGGTCTACTAAAAAATGGGAGCGGCTGGAAAGTTATGGGCCTAAATTTGTGGAAAATATTACGCAAGCTATAGCTCGTGACATTCTACTTTACGCCATGCAAACGTTGAAAGAATATCGCATCGTTGCTCACGTGCATGATGAAGCCATTATCGAAACTGATAAAAGCGTGAGTGTTCAAAGCGTGTGTGAGCTAATGGGAAGAACACCACCTTGGGCAGAAGGGCTTCTTTTACGAGCTGACGGCTACGAGTGCGAGTTTTACAAAAAAGATTAAAAAAAATTTAGGAGCAGGGTTAAAAACCTGCTCTTTTTCTTTGCCTGTGATTTAGAAGGTAATACCGCCTTCAGAAAGAACGTAAAAGGATACGCGAATGACTATTAAAAACAATATTAGTAAGCAAAAACGTGGTGTTAAAGGAGACTAAAAGTGAGTAAGACTTATAAAAAACATTTAGAAACGACACCGAACTTTAAGCCTATCGTCTACATCTGTGCTCCCTACCGTGGAGATAAGGAGAAAAACGTGCAACATGCTATTCGGTGTGCGGCTTACGCGTATTCACGCGGAGCAATCCCAGTAACACCACACCTGCTTTTCCCATTCATGGATGATGAGAATCAAAAGCATAGAGGGGATGCGATGTTTATGGACATTATCCTCTTAGGCAAGTGCAACGAACTATGGGTGTTCGGAGAAAAAATCACAGGCGGCATGCAAGTAGAAATCAATCTGGCAGAAAAACGAAAACAGCCGATTAAGTATTTTACAGATAAGGATTTAGGGGGTGAATATTGATGCTTGAATGCAAAATTTATACAGCTTCCTGTGTAGGAAACAGTAGCAACTGCTTGTATCCTAACGAAATAAAAGTCTGTGATCGAGATAGTTTTAATAAGGCTATCTCTTTTGACCATGTCACAGCACAATTTACTAACAGTTATAGGTCTAAAGATAATTTCATTTCATCTACCTGTATTCCGATGGACTGTGATAACGACCATTCTGATGTTAGTAAAGACTGGGTGACACCTTTTGATGTTGCTTTAGCGTTTCCGAACGTGTGCTTTTACGCGTCTTATAGTAGAAACCACATGAAAGACAAGCATGGGAAATGCGCAAGACCACGTTTTCACGTGTATTTTCCAATTGAAGAAGTAAGCGATGCTAAAGCTTATGTGGAGCTTAAAACAAGGATTCAATCAGTATTCCCGTATTTTGACAGTAACGCTCTTGATGCGGCACGTTTTCTCTACGGTGTTAAAACTCCGCTGGTAGAACTTTATGAGGGTGAAAAAACAATTACTGATTTTCTCTCGGAAGAAGCTTTTGGTGAATTTGATGCAGGAACAGAAGAAATACCATCAGGGCAGAGAAACTCTAGGCTTAGTCATATTGCAGGAAAACTCATCAAACGTTATGGGGCGACAGATGAAACTCATGAGAAGTTTTTGAGTGAAGCAGAACGGTGTAATCCTCCTTTGCCTGACGCAGAATTATCTAAAATCTGGTATTCGGCTAAAAAGTTCGGGCTTAAAGTAGCAAGTCAAGAAGGTTATATTCCGCCTAGCGAGTATGGCAAAAGATATGAGGAGTATAAGCCGGATGATTTAACAGATATTGCGATGGCTGAGGTTTTTGCCAAACATAACAAGAATAAGGCTGTTTATACGATGTCTGCCGGCTGGCTTTACTGGACGGGCAAGAAGTGGGAAGCGTCTGAGCTTAAAGTTATGAAACTTTACATGCTTATTGCTAAAAAGGTTTTGAAGAATGCCGGTGTTGAGTTTAAGACAGCTTACGAACAGTTCATTCAAGCTGAATCATCGGGTGATAAAGAGCAGGCGGATAAAGCAAAGAGTGAAGTGAATCAGGCAAAACAGTATCTTTCGTTTGCTAAGAAGATGAATGATCACAGCAAAGTGTCCGGAATATTGAAACTTGCTAAATCCATGCTAGAAGTTGCAAACGAAGAACTGGACCGTGATGCTTTCATTCTAAACACGCCTTGCGGAATCGTGGATTTAAAGACAGGCATGCTAAAAGCACATGATCCGTGTTCGTACTGCACGAAAATGACCGCTGTTTGCCCTTCACAGGAGAACATGGGATTGTGGCAGACAACGCTTGATATGGTTACCGCAGGCGATAAAGAGTTTCAAACATTTCTTCAAAGCCATGCGGGTAGTACGCTTATAGGTCAAGTGTTTGAAGAATCGCTTTTGCTAGTGTACGGGTCAGGCGGTAACGGTAAGTCGACCGTGTTTAATGCGGAAGCACACGTGCTTGGAGATTATGCGGGGAAAATACCTGCGGAGTCTTTAACCACTCGGGCTAAAAACGTGAAAGTGGATTTAGCGGAGCTTTGCGGTAAAAGGTTTATTCTTGCCTCGGAAACTGAGGAAGGACAAAGGCTTTCTATTTCCATGCTGAAACAGATAGCAAGCGTGGATGATATTTCAGCTGAGAGGAAATATTATGCTCCTTTTACGTTTACACCAAGCCACTCAACTATTCTCTACACGAACCATCTGCCGAAAGTCGGTTCGAACGATAAGGGAACGTGGCGGAGAATCTTTGTTGCACCGTTTACGAAAGAAATCAAGAATCCGAAAACAGACTATGTTGATGAACTTTTGCGAAAAGCAGGTGGTGCAATACTTCAATGGATGATTGAAGGAGCCAAGATTTATATCCAAAACAGTTATAAATTCCCTACTTGTAAGGTGGTAGAGCAGGCTAAGGACGCTTATCGGGCTGAAAACGACTGGATAGGCCATTTCATTACTGATTATTGCATTAAGGGCGTGAATGAAACGGAGATGAGTAGGAGTCTTTACTTGTCTTACCGCCAGTGGGCAAACCTTAACGGTGAATATGTTAGAAACGATAGGGATTTTTCTAAGGCTTTACTGTTAGCGGGTTATAGCAAAAAACGGACGGGTAAAGGCTATCAGTGGTGTGGGCTTTCCATTAATCCCAATTTGCAGGCACAGGAGGATTTTCTTTGATGTAAAGCACGGTAAAACTGAAAGATACTTCCTGAAAAATGTATTGGCGTGTAGGCAAATGTTTCGTATGGTAAAAACCGGGTTCAGAGAAAAATGTTCTATGGGATTTTTTCATACACGAAAATAGTCTTTGCCTACACGCTACCATGCACGTTTTCAAGAAAGAAAAGCCTTATAAATAGGGGTTTTGTATTGTAGTGTACCCTTTTTCTTTACTTTTTATATAAGAGAAAAAAATAAAAGAAATATAAGTATATATATAGAGAAAAGTAAAAGATGGGTCTAAAGCATACATGGCTACACAAATAACATTCGCCTGATGTAAACGGGCAAAACCAACGAATGAAACAACTCTATTCAATAGATAAAAAATAAGATTTGAGAAAGGTGGAATAAACCATGATTAACAAACAAGAGAGAACAGTAGAAACCTACAAGCAAGCAGGAGCAACAATGCGACTGACTAAGAGTCTGATTAACCAATTAGTGGTTGATATTAGCCCGGTGCTTTTAGCGAAAGATCAAGACAGACTGTTAAAAGCCATGAACATGATTGATGAAGTATCCTCACACGCTGAGGACAACATGTTCAAAGATCACCCACAGTTAAACAATCACTATATTGACGTGTTTTACGGCGATGTTTCCGATGAGCCGAGAAACGAAGTTGATAAGAAAATCATTGAAATGGCAAAAGAGGTATCTGATGGGCTTTTTAAGAGAAAAGGAAACTGAGCGAAAACTCGTCCGTGATGTTAAAGCTGTGGGAGGACTTTGTTTAAAGCTTACGAGTCCTTCCGTTGACGGGCTTCCTGACAGGCTGGTTTTACTTAACGGCGGCAAGATTGGTTTTGTCGAGCTTAAAGCACCAGGTAAAAAGCCTAGAGTCTTACAGGTGAAACGTATGAAGAATTTACAGGCTTTAGGTTTTAAGGTTTTCGTGGTTGATGAGAAGAGTCAGATTGGAGGTGTGATTGATGCGATACGAGCCACATGAGTATCAAAAGTATGCGACTGATTTTATTATCACACACCCGGTGTCAGCGGTTTTGCTTGAAATGGGACTTGGTAAGAGTGTTATAAGTCTTACAGCGATTAACGACCTTATGCTTGACTCGTTTGATGTTTCCAGGACTCTTGTTATCGCTCCTCTTAGGGTCGCAAACACTACGTGGCCTTTAGAGTTAGAAAAGTGGGAGCATTTAAAACACTTGACTTATTCTGTGGTAACGGGCACTGAGAAGGAGCGGATTCAATCACTAAAAACGCCTGCTCACGTTTATATTATTAACCGTGAAAACGTGGAGTGGCTGATAATGAAAAGCGGCCTGCCGTTTAATTTTGACATGGTTGTGATAGATGAGCTTTCAAGTTTTAAATCGTATCAGGCGAAACGTTTTAAAGCATTACTGAAGGCTAGGCCGAAAGTTAAAAGGATTGTAGGTCTTACAGGAACTCCTTCTTCTAACGGGCTTATGGATTTGTGGGCTGAGTTTAGACTGCTTGATATGGGTGAAAGACTAGGCCGTTATATTACGTATTATCGGCAGAACTTTTTTAATCCTGATAAGCGTAACCAGCACATGATTTTTTCCTATAAGCCTAAAGATGGTGCTGAGAGTTTAATCTATAAGCAGATAGCTGATATTACGATTTCGATGAAGTCGAAAGACTATTTGAAAATGCCTGCGTGTGTGATAAACGAGGTGAAAGTAGAGTTATCCGGTAAGGAGCGAAAACTCTATGATGAGCTGAAACAGGATATGGTGGTGTCGTTGGAGGGTAAAGAGATTGATGCGATTAACGCAGCGTCTCTTTCAAATAAGCTTCTTCAAATGGCAGGCGGCGCGGTTTATAACGAGAAAAAAGAAAGCGTTCATATTCATGATCGTAAGCTTGATGCTTTAGAGGATTTAATCGAGGCTGCTAACGGTAAACCGGTGCTTGTAGCTTACTGGTTTAAGCATGATCTTGAGCGGATTAAGAATCGTTTTAACGTGCGTGAGATTAAAACGAGTGCTGATATTGCTGACTGGAATGCCGGCATGATTCCTGTAGCGTTGATTCACCCGGCTTCTGCAGGTCATGGTCTTAACCTACAGGCTGGCGGTTCAACTCTTATCTGGTTTTCCCTGACTTGGAATTTGGAACTTTACCAACAAACAAACGCCAGGCTTAACCGTCAAGGGCAAACCGACACGGTTGTAATCCATCACATCATCACTAAGGACACGATTGATGAGGATGTGATGAGGGCTTTAAGCATGAAGGCTAAAGTGCAGGATGCTTTAATCGAGTCGGTTAAAGCAAGACTATCAATTAATGAAGTGAGGGAAAGGGGTTCTAGAGAGAACTTACCTCAAAATGGAGGTAAGAATGAACAAAAAAGAATACTTACGGCAAGCCTATCTTCTTGATAAACGGATTAAGGCTGACATGGATGAGGTAGTAAGACTGCGTGAGCTTGCTACAAGTGTTTCTTCATTAAGATACGACCGAGAGTATGTGCAGACGACTCGAAGTATAGAAGCTCCGTTTGTGAAAGCTCTTATAAGGGTTATGGATTTAGAAGCGAAGATTAACATGGAGATCACGCTGCTTATCAGTTTGAAAGAGCAGATTTTGGATGTGATTTCAAAGCTTGAAAGCGTGGATGAGCAGATGATTTTACGCTACCGTTACATGAGTAACATGACGTGGGAGGATATTGGTAAAGAACTCCATGCTAGCAGAATGACGATTATCAGGTGGCATGGTAAAGCGTTAGAGCACATGGTTTTACCAGATAATCTAATCCAAATCTGAAAAATGGTACGGTTTGGTACGCTCTGATACGAGACGTTACAGCCTTCTATATGGTATTATAAACTTAGCAAAAATTATAAATACTAAGCCTTGAAAGAGTAATCTTTCAGGGCTTTTTTCATGCCTAAAAGGAGGGCACAACATGGATCAGATGGTATTACTAACACAGCAATGGTTAAACAAAACCTATGGTGATAAGCCTGGGTTTGGTTCAGTTATTACTGATGGGAATACTGGTTGGGATACAATTAATGGGCTTATTCGTGCTTTGCAGATTGAGCTTGGTATAACAGAAACGGCAAATAATTTTGGGAAAGGTACTCAGTCACGATTTAAGAAGCGCTGGCCAAATGGTATTGATCAGACAGATGAAAGTAATAATATTCATGGAATTATTCAGGGTGCTCTTTGGTGCAAAGGGTATGAGGCTGAATATGGAGGCATAACAGAAGAATTTACATATAATGTAGCAAACTCTATTTCTGATCTTAAAAGTGATATTGGTCTTTCAGATATTTCATCTACTGTGGATCTAGAACTAATGATGGTTCTTTTATCAATGAAACAATTCAAATTGTTATCGTTGTATGGAGGCAAAGAAGACATTCGTGTAACACAGCAGGCTGTTAACAGTAAATATAAGAATTATACTGGAATTATTCCAACAGACGGTCTGTATGGTCGTGAGATGAATACAGCATTGATTCAAGTGTTACAAGCTGTTGAAGGGTTTACTCCAGCTGAGGCTACTGGCAATTTTGGTAATGGCACACGATCACGTTTAAAGACAATTAGTGAGGGAACGAGTGAGTGGGTTTGGTTGGCAAGCGTAGCGCTCACATGTAATGGGTATTCGCTTACGCCAACTTCAACATGGAATAATGCAATAGTGTCGGCATTGTATAAGTTCCAAGCAGAGCATGTTATTCCTGTTACAGGTAAGGTTGATCCAACAACATGGATGAGCCTTTTAACTTCGAAAGGTGATCCTAATCGTTCTTGTGTAGCGTGTGATACACGTTTTGAGATTACTGACGAGTTTGCTGAGTGTTTGAAGGCTGATGGTTATAGGATTGTTGGTCGTTATTTGAGTGAACCTGATCAAAAAAACACTGCTGAAAAGGACTATTTTAAGGCATTGCGTACTGGAGAATTGGAAAGAATTGTGAGCCACGGTCTTCAATATTTCCCTATTTTTCAAGAGTATTCAACTGAATTACGTCATTTTACAGCAGAAAATGGAGCTCGTCATGCAAAAGAAGCGGTTGCTTCAGCTAAACGTCTTGGAGTTCCGCCAACAGTAATCTATTTTGCGGTTGATTATGATGCAACGAATCCGGAAATTAGTAGCAATATTTTGCCGTACTTCAAAGCTGTTAAAGAAAATATGCATGGTGGTTATCGGATTGGAATTTATGCATCTAGAAATATTTGTACTCGTGTTAGTAAAGCAGGATATGCGGTAGCATCATTTGTGTCTGATATGTCTACAGGTTTTAGTGGAAATCTAGGCTTTTCTATTCCAAGTAATTGGGCGTTTGATCAGTTCCATGAAATCCCTGGCTATAAAGGTAAATGGGATCTTGACAGAGTAGCATATTCTGGACGTTTTGGAGCGGTTGGAAGTGTAAATCATTCAACTGGCAATCCACAATCAAAGATTACTTATGTCGCTCCACCTAATCCAGATACGTCTCGTTTAACAAAAATTGAAAAAGTGATAGACCTCATTCAACAATTAGAAAGCGTGTATGATAAATGGCGAAAAGTATATCAAAAGTATGCGGTGGTTCTAGAGTATCATCCTTTAAGCGTGACTCAAGGTGTGATTAATTATCTAGCTAAGGCATATATGACGAATTGGAAATTTGCTATTGCTGGCGCGTTTGCAGACCCATTTTTCATAATATTCATGGAAAAAGAATATCCTGCATTAAAAGATAAGCTGGATACTTATATTGGTAATAAGCGTGACGAAGTTGCTGATATAAGTGGTGGTAAAAACGATATAGCACACTTTGCTTATACGCTTTATTGTTATGCTTATTCTAATTTAGCTCCAGATCATTGGACTGGTTGGGCAGGAGATCTTGCAACAGGCATGGATGACTTACATAAGTACCTGCAAAAGTATCCATCTCTTGATCGTATGAAAACAGCATATGCTCTTATTGGTTCAGACAGTAGTGCACAGTCGGAGTATTTTAAAGCAAATCATGTCAGTAATAAACTTGGTATTCGCTGCAATTTTACAGATTTTTGTGATGATGCAGACGCTATCTATTTAGGAATGAATCTACGTAATGCTAGTGATGAAAATTTGCATACTTTAAGCGATATGATGACAACTTATTATAGTAGTATTACTGCTCAAAAGAGATATACTGCTTATGCTCAAGATGGGTTAGATTTCAGTTCATTTAAAGCACTGGAAAATTCTATTAAGGCAAAAATGTATGGATGTCTGGAAAAAATTCTAGGATTTGGATTGCTGGCACGGCTTGCTGGCGAATCAACTGATGAAGAACGAGATGCATGCTGTATTGCTATGGCTCATTATTTGCTGGCAAAATCAAAATAATCATAGAGTTAAATTATTGAGATAACAGGTCACGGAGGTGATTGAGGGTGTCTTTATTCTCAATCACCTTTGTGCTTTTGGTTTCTTCTTCGTAAAAACTCTTTAACAATGATTGGAATTATAGTTGGGATACATTCAAGAGTAATAAAAAATGTAATGTACGTGCAAGTCCAGCTACTACCCAATTGCCGAGGAGACTCTTGTAATATCAATAAATCAATAGCAGGGGCGATAAGCGCGATAGCGATGGTTTTACAAACTCCTAAGTTTTCGAGTGTTTTTTGATTGACAACAATCGAGTAAAGAAGAATTTTTGTTAAACCAAGTGCATGAGCTATAACAATGAGTAAAAAGGGTGAGTCATAAACAATTTCCCAATCGAGTGATTTAAGAGAATTGATAATAAGTCCTAAAAGAGGGAGTAATAATGAAAAAAGGAATAATCGTATAGCTTGATACATAGATTTCTTCATAACTAACCTCCTTAAATTTATATAGCCAAGCAGATGACTACTGTCGTAGACGGACTATTTTCACTTATTTTACGTTAATTTATCTTACTTGAAAAGGGAGGATGAGTCTTGCCAAGAAAACCTAAAAGACCGTGTTCTTATCAAGGCTGTCCGAACCTAACTGACGGCAGGTTTTGTGAGGAACACTTAAAACAAGAGAACAGACGATACGAAAAATACGAGCGTCCTTATGATGCTCACAAGCGTTACGGCAGAGCATGGCAGAAAGTGCGGGATTCTTATGTGAAAGAGCATCCTTTCTGTGAGCTTTGTTTGAAGAACCATATGCTTGTGCCTGTTGAGCAGGTTCATCATATTAAACCGATTGCTGAAGGCGGAACGCATGAGAGGAATAATCTTATTTCTCTATGCAAAAGCTGTCATTCTAAAATTCACGCTAAGCGTGGAGATCGCTGGCATAACAAATAAAAACCACCCCAGGGGCGGTCAAAATCTCTAAAAACCTATTCCCTGGGGAACGGGCGCAGGGTATTTTGCGTAAAAACAGCGTATTCAAAAGGGTAATAGGCAAAATCAGACACAAAAATTTTTTAATAGTTAAAACTCACGTGGGAAGGAGGCGGAAAGTTTGCCTACAAAATCAAATAATATCGGCGGTCGTGGCGGCAGACGCGTAGGTGCCGGGCGTAAAAAGAAAGCGGTTGTTGAAAAAGCTAGTGAAGGAAACCCCGGTGGTAGGCCTTTAAGCGTTCTTGATATTCCGGAGCTTGAAGGTGCTGAAATGCCTCAGCCTCACGAGTTTTTATCCGCCACGCAAAAAGACGGTACGCAGCTTCAGGCTAAAGAAATTTTTGAAGAAACATGGAAGTGGCTAAAAGACATTGGTGTTAGCAGTAAAGTGCCATCTCCTCTTATTGAACGGTATGCGATGAGCTGTGCTCGTTGGATTCAATGCGAGGAAGTAACCAGTAAACTCGGGTTTCTTTCCAAGCATCCGACCACAGGTAAACCGATACCATCGCCTTTTATAAATATTGGTATTAACTACATGAATCAAGCGGTCAGGCTTTGGAATGAGATTTTCCAGATTGTGAAAGAAAACTGTTCGACTGAATTTGATGGTGTTTCACCTCAAAACGATTTAATGGAACGCCTGCTTATTACACGTAAAAACATTTAGGAGAAAAAATTATGATAGAAAAAGTAAACCCGTCGCATGTTGACAAGATTGCGGATCGTATTGCTGGAGCAATTGTTGATCTGGCTTACAAGATTGATGAGAATCCGAAGATTGCTGTTGAGGTGATGCTTGGGCATGGTAAGTGTGCCGTGTTTATTGAAAGCACGGTGATGTTTAAGTTTAAGGATATTAAAAATATTATCCACCGTTTAAGCCCTGGGAAAGTAAAGATTGATATTACGGTTGTGCCGCAGGATAAGCATTTAAGCCGAAACCAGGATGGTATGGTTCGTTGCGCTGATAATGGGATTTTTAAAGGCGTACCACTAACAGGCGAGCAGAAGAAGCTTTCTACTATTGCTCGAAAGGTTTATGAAAAGTATCCGTATGACGGCAAGTATGTTCTTGATGGTGAAAAGCTTATCATCTGCCAGTCTCACGCTAAACGAGAAGACTTATTGAAAGACTATCCGACAGCGTTTGTTAATCCTTTAGGCGACTGGACGGGTGGTATCAACGTGGATACGGGAGCGGTTAACCGAAAACTCGGGTCAGACATGGCTGATGCTGTTACAGGCGGCGGCCTTCATGGTAAAGATCTTACGAAAGCTGACGTGTCGGTTAATATTTACGCGTTTTTGAAAGCGCAGGAAACCGGCCGGGTGGTTGAGTTTTCTTGTGCTATCGGGGATGAAATGGTTGATGGTAAACCGTATTCGCAGATTGTGAAAATTGCGAAAGATTATATTGACTCGGTGGGTGGTTTTGAAAAGCTGGCTTGCTGGGGTCTTTTCTAACGGGAGGAAAGATTATGGAAAAAGAAATGCAGTATTATCTGGCTGACGTAAGTGAGCTTATCCCGTATGTGAGAAACGCTCGCACGCACTCTGAGGCGCAAGTATCTCAGATAGCGGCAAGTATTCGCGAGTTTGGTTTTCTTTCCCCGATTCTAGTGGCGGAGGATAATACGATTCTCGCGGGGCATGGCAGGCTTGCCGCGGCGCAAAAATTGGGTCTTAAAAAAGTTCCGTGTGTGAAGGAAAATCATTTAACTGAAACACAAAAGCGTGCTTATATTATTGCGGATAATAAGCTTTCACTTAACGCAGGATGGGACAATGAACTATTAGCAGTCGAGTTGTCGGAGCTTGAAGGAGCTGATTTTAACCTTGATCTTCTCGGGTTTGACGAGGCGGAGCTTTCCAGTATTTTTGATGCTGATAAAGACGTAAACGAAGACGATTTTGATGTTGAAAAAGAGCTGGAAGAACCGTGTTTTTCTAAAACGGGTGACATGTGGACGCTTGGTAAGCATCGTGTTATTTGCGGTGATGCTACTAAGTTAGAAACATTTAAGACGCTTCTTGAGGATACTAAAGTGAATCTGGTGGTTACTGATCCGCCTTATAACGTGAACTATGAGGGTGCTGCTGGGAAAATTAAAAACGATAATATGGAGGATGATAAGTTTTACCAGTTTCTTTTCAACTCGTTCGTGAACATGGAGCAGGCGATGGCAGATGATGCGTCTATCTACGTGTTTCATGCTGACACGGAGGGTTTGAATTTTAGAAAAGCATTCCAGGACGCGGGGTTTTATCTTTCAGGTTGTTGTATTTGGAAGAAACCGTCTCTGGTGTTGGGTAGAAGCCCTTACCAGTGGCAGCATGAGCCGTGTTTGTATGGGTGGAAGAAAAAAGGTAAACACAAGTGGTATGCGGGTAGGAAAGAAACTTCAGTTTGGGAGTTTGAAAAGTCTAAGAAAAACGCTGATCATCCAACCATGAAACCAATAGCTCTTTTAGCGTATCCGATTAAAAACTCGAGTATGACGAATTCGCTTGTGTTAGATCCGTTTGCTGGAAGTGGTAGCACGCTTATAGCCTGCGAGCAGACGGGTAGAATCTGCTACGCTATCGAGCTTGACGAGAAATATTGTGACGTGATTGTGAAACGTTATATTGAGCAGGTTGGAAATGATAAGAGTGTGAAAGTTTTAAGAGGCGGTAAAGAATACTCGTTTACTGAAGTATTTACTAACAAGTAAGACTCGTATTTTATATGAAAAATAGTTTGCGACCGCTTGATAAAAACCTTCTTTAGAGTGATTTATATATGTACCCGAAAAAACCTAAAGGAGGCAAAATGGAATTAAAATACGGGTTAAAAGGAAAAGATAGGCAGCCGCTTATTAAAGCTATAGAGGATTCTACGGGAGTAAAGGCTGTTTACTTAAAAACTCCAAGTATGTCTTACAAGGTAGGTGTTTTCAACATTAGTAAAGATGGTACGGTCACGTGTAGTAGTGAAGAAAATTTAGATGATTTAAAAAACATGTTAGATGCTGACTATGGTATAAGTCTTCCAGTCTGCGCGTGTGATGGTACGCAATGTTTTAGTGTTGAGTTTCCTAAAGATAAGGCTGATGTGGTAAAGCTTAGGAAAATTCTTGATAATAAGGGTGATCTTATTAAAAAAGCGTTAGCAGTGAACAGTCTTAATATTAAGGAAGAAGATGATAAGCTTATTTTTCCTTGGTTTGAGCAGGCTAACCAACCAGGCTTGGCATCCTATGCGAAGTTTATAAACAGTCTTTGTAAAATGAGCGTGGAAATTAAACGCGTTAATAATAGTAAGCATAAGCAGGTTAACGATAAGTATGCTTTCAGATGTTTCCTTCTTAGACTCGGGTTTATAGGAGACGAGTTTAAACAAGACAGGAAAATTATGCTTTCCCGTTTAGAAGGGTCCTGTGCTTTTAGAAACGGGGGTGAGCGTAATGCTGTATGCGAGTGAAGACCAGGCGTACGTGTTGAGTGAAGACTGTACTACAGGCTCTTTGGTTGAAGAAATTTTCGCGAATTTAGAGCAAGAGAACGAGGTTTTTGTAAAAGTATGTTTTACTGTAGTAGATGATTTTTGGGTGATTATTATTTCAGCATGATTTTAGAAACATTTTAACGGTTTTTAAGAGTAAAAAAATTAGCGAAAACTGGTGGGGAAAAACGTGTAAATACCCGGTGTTTCTTGGCTTAAAAGCTTGCTATTGCGCGCTTTTAGAGTGATATATAGTATCAGCAAAAACACGTGCGCAAAGGAGAAACTTATGAAAAAAGAAATTTTACAAAACCTCGCAAACGAAGTTAAAACATGCAGACGCTACACATTAAACGCAATCAAAAAAGCTGAAGAAGGGAAAATTAGTTCAGCTATCAGCATGCTCGACATTGCGCAAACAGCAAAAACCTGCGCCAGTAAAGCTCACGAGGAGCTTTGGAAGGTAAGCGGAGGAAAACTAAACGATACAGAGTTTGAACTGTTTGCGGATGCTGAAACCTTGGACAAGGATATTCAAAAAGCTTATCAAGCGATTCAACAAGAAAGAAGCTAAAAGAAAGGGGGATAGTCAGCCATAGGGTTGGAAGGCTGGAGAAAAATCGTGGAATTATCCGCGATTTTTTCTCATTTATGACTTGCTATTATGCGCTTTTAGAGTGATATATAGTACTAACAAAAAACACAGAAAAAGGAGAAAAAATCATGTGGGAACAAGATACGCTTAAAGTAGAAAATCAGGTTGTAAGCTACAGTATGAAGGTTTTTGAAGAGCCAAGCGAATACGGGATTAACCAGGGAAGAATTTCCAAGCTTACTTTGAAAAACAATAACAAGGTTATCGCAAACTACGATAGAGGCTGGGACATGATGCCAACAAGCAAGCTTGCAAACGAGGCTTTAGAAATGATCCTAGACGCTAGAAACTAAAGAACTAGAAACTAAAAACTGAAAGACTAAAAGACTGAAACTGAATAATAAAATTGAAGATTGAGGTTGAGTTAAGAGTAGCAGGGCTTTTAAGGCCCTGTTTCTCGTAGGAAAGATAAGAAATGATGTGGACGCTGAAGGCGTCTTTTTTTTATGCCTAAAGAAAGGAGGAGCTTAAGTTGGAAAAATACGAGGTTACTAAGTTTAAAAAAGAAGATTCAACGTATAGTAAGGATTTAGCGGATTATGCTGTAAGTTTTATCGAATGTTTAACACACACGAAGGGAACGTGGGCGGGTAAGCCTTTTAAGCTCCTTGACTGGCAGGAGCAGATTATCAGGGACTTGTTTGGCGTGGTGAAACCGAATGGTTACCGTCAGTTTAATACCGCGTATATTGAAATACCTAAGAAGATGGGTAAAAGTGAGCTTGCCGCGGCAGTGGCACTGCTTTTATGCTGTGGGGATAATGAGGAGCGAGCCGAGGTTTATGGTTGTGCGGCGGACCGTCAGCAGGCAACAATCGTGTTTGATGTGGCGGCGGACATGGTTAGAATGTGTCCGGCTCTTAATCGTAGGGTTAAAATTTTAGCTTCGCAAAAACGTATTATTTTCCTACCAACTAACAGTTTCTACCAGGTCTTGTCGGCTGAAGCGTACTCTAAACACGGGTTTAACATTCACGGTGTCGTGTTTGATGAGCTTCACACGCAGCCAAACCGTAAACTTTTTGACGTGATGACTAAAGGCTCCGGGGACGCTCGCATGCAGCCACTATATTTTCTGATTACCACGGCTGGTACGGATACGCATTCGATCTGCTATGAGACGCATCAGAAAGCAGTGGATATTCTCGAGGGTAGGAAAATTGATCCAACTTTTTACCCCGTGATTTATGGTGCAAAAGATTCGGATGATTGGACTGATCCTAAGGTGTGGAAGAAAGCTAATCCTTCTCTTGGGGTGACGGTTCAAATGGAGAAAGTTAAGGCTGCTTTCGAGTCCGCTCGGCAAAATCCTGGTGAAGAGAATGCTTTCCGTCAGCTTCGTCTTAACCAGTGGGTGAAACAGTCTATTCGTTGGATGCCTATGGAAAAATGGGATGCTTGTGCTTTTCAGGTGAACGAAGAAGAACTCGAGGGCAGGGTCTGCTATGGGGGTCTTGACCTTTCAAGCACTACCGATCTTACGGCTTTTTCACTTGTGTTTCCGCCTTTAGATGAGTCGGATAAGTTTCGTGTCCTACCTTATTTTTGGGTGCCTGAAGAAACCTTGAGTTTGCGTGTGAAACGAGATCACGTGCCTTATGACGTGTGGGGAAAACAAGGGTTTATTAAGACTACGGAAGGAAACGTTGTTCACTACGGGTTTATTGAAAAATTCATCGAAACTTTAGGTGAACGTTTCAATATTCGTGAGATTGCTTTCGACCGTTGGGGTGCGGTGCAAATGGTGCAAAACCTTGAAAACATGGGGTTTACCGTGGTTCCGTTCGGACAAGGGTTCAAGGATATGAGTCCGCCTACCAAGGAGCTTATGAAGCTTACACTCGAGCAGAAAATCGCACACGCAGGGCATCCGGTGCTTCGCTGGAACATGGATAACATTTTCATCCGCACTGATCCTGCAGGAAACATTAAATGCGATAAGGAAAAATCAACCGAGAAAATCGATGGTGCTATCGCAACCATTATGGCACTTGACCGTGCTATCAGATGCGGTAACGCGAACACTCAAAGCGTGTATGACAATCGCGGGATTTTGTTTATGTAGGAGGCGACAATGAACATTTTTAGCAGACTATTTAAATCAAGAGATAAGCCTGAAAACAAGATAGCAGGCGGCGGTTATCGTTTCTTAATGGGTACGTCCTCGTCGGGTAAGAGGGTGAATGAGCGTTCGGCGATGCAGATGACGGCAGTTTACTCGTGTGTGCGTATCCTGTCTGAGGCGGTGGCGAGTCTGCCGCTTCACGTGTATGAGCGGACGAGTACGGGTACGGCTAAAGCGATTAAACATCCTTTATATAAGGTGCTTCATGATGAGCCGAATCTTGAAATGACAAGCTTCGTGTTTAGAGAAACTTTGATGACGCATCTACTGTTATGGGGTAATGCTTACGCGCAGATTATTCGAAACGGTAAAGGCGAGGTTTTAGGCTTATACCCTTTAATGCCTGATCGTATGAGAGTTGACCGTGATGAGAGTGGCCAAATTTTTTACGAGTATACGTTAAATGATAGTGATGTTTTAGCGGGTAAAGAAACGAGTGTGAAACTTAAACCCTTTGACGTGCTTCATATTCCCGGTCTTGGTTTTGACGGGCTTGTTGGCTATTCGCCTATTGCGATGGCAAAAAACGCTATCGGTATGGCGATAGCTACGGAAGAGTATGGTGCATCGTTTTTCGCTAACGGTGCTACACCAAGCGGAATCTTGGAATACCCCGGAACAGTAAAAGATCCGTCTGGTATGAGGGATAGTTGGAATAAGGGGTTCTCGGGTTCTAACTCGCATAAGATAGCGATTTTAGAGGAAGGCATGAAGTATACGCCTATTTCTATTTCGCCTAACGAAGCACAGTTTCTTGAAACTCGTAAGTTTCAGATTAACGAGATTGCTCGTATTTTTAGAGTCCCACCACACATGGTTGGTGATTTAGAAAAGTCGAGTTTTTCTAATATTGAGCAGCAGTCGTTGGAGTTTGTGAAATACACGCTTGATCCTTGGGTGGCGCGTTTTGAACAGTCTATTACGAGGCGGCTTTTTACTGATAAGGAGAAAGAAACTTATTATGTGAAGTTTAACGTGGATGGTCTTCTTCGAGGAGACTATCAGAGTCGTATGAATGGTTATGCTACCGCTCGTCAAAACGGTTGGATGAGCGCGAACGATATTAGACAGTTAGAAAACTTGGATAAGATTCCCGCCTGTGAGGGTGGTGACTTGTATTTGATTAACGGTAACATGCTCCCGCTTAACCGTGCGGGAGCGTTCGCAAACAGTAGCGGAAAGGAGGAAAAAGGTGGTGAGGAAGTTTTGGCAGTGGAAAAACCAAAAGGAAAACAATGAGACTAATGAGAATAATGAGATTTTTGAGAGGACACTGTTTCTTAACGGTACGATTGCTGAAGAATCATGGTTTGATGATGATATTACACCACAACTTTTTAAAGACGAGTTAAACGCTGGTAGTGGGAATATTACCGTGTGGATTAACTCACCTGGCGGGGATTGTGTGGCTGCGGCACAAATCTATAACATGCTGATGGATTACAAGGGTTGTGTGACGGTCAAGATTGATGGGATTGCAGCAAGTGCTGCATCGGTTATTGCGATGGCTGGGACAAAGGTTTATATGAGCCCGGTGTCAATGCTTATGATTCATAATCCTATGACTGTTGCTTTTGGAAACAGAAGCGAAATGGAAAAAGCAATATCAATGCTTGATGAGGTCAAAGAGTCCATTATTAACGCTTACGAGATTAAAACAGGGCTTAACCGTGTGAAACTCTCGCATTTAATGGATTCGGAAACGTGGATGGATGCTAACAAGGCGGTAGAACTCGGGTTCGCGGACGGTGTTTTAACTAGAGGTGAAACCACTGATATTGGCATACCACAGGTTTCAACATTGTATTCAAAATTAAGCGTGCAAAACACGTTATTGGAAAAAATATGTAAAGCCTGCCGGATAAGCGGTAAGGAAACAAACAATATTAGTGCAGACGATCTTATGGATCGTCTTTTTTTAATCAAAAATTGGAGGTAAATATGATGAACAGTATTTCAAACATGGTTGAGAAACGTAATAAGGCTTGGCAGGGTGCGAAAGCTTTCCTTGAGTCTAAGCGTGACAAGGACGGGCTTATTTCAGAAGAAGACGCGAAAACTTACGATGAGATGGAAGCGAAAGTGAAAGCTTACAGTAAGGAAATTGAACGCTTGGAGCAGATGGAAGTGATGGATAAGGAGCTTTCAAAACCAACATCTGAAGCGATTGTTGCAAAACCTATGAAAACAGGTGTTAACCTTGAAAAACAAGGTCGTGCGCGTGACGAGTATAAGCAGGCGATGCTTACAGCTCTTAGAAGTAATTTTAAACGAGTCGATAACGTGTTGCAGGAAGGCGTGGACGCTGATGGTGGGTATCTTGTGCCGGAAGAGTATGATAATCGTCTGATTGAAACGTTGAAAGAAGAAAACATTATTCGCTCTCTTGCTACCACGATTACTACTAGTGGCGAGCGTAAGATTAATGTTGCGATGAGTGATCCTGCGGCGGCTTGGATTGAAGAAGGCGCAAGCCTTAACTTTGGTGATTCCAAGTTTGCTCAAATCCTGCTTGACGCTCATAAGCTTCACGTTGCGGTAAAAGTTACTGAAGAACTCTTGTATGATAATGCGTTTAACCTCGAGAATCATCTTCTCACATCCTTCGGTATGGCGTTAGCTAACGCTGAGGAAGACGCTTTTCTTAACGGGGATGGCGTGGGAAAACCGACTGGTATTTTCAACAAGAAAGACGGCGGCACGTTCCTTAAAGAAACTGCCGGTATTAAAACTGATGATCTGATTGATCTTATTCACGCTTTGAGGCGACCATACCGTAAAAACGCGAGTTTTATTATGAACGATAAAACAGTCGCGAGCATACGAAAACTTAAAGACAATAACGGTGCGTACGTTTGGCAGCCTTCATACCAGGATGATGAGCCGAACAGGATTCTCGGATACCCGGTATACACGTCTGCTTACGCGCCTGAAAACATGGTAGCTTTTGGCGACTACTCGTACTACAACATTGGCGACCGTGGTTCACGCTCGTTTAAAGAGCTTACCGAGCTTTTCGCTGGAAACGGCATGATAGGTTTCGTTGCTAAAGAGCGTGTAGACGGCAAACTCGTGCTTAAAGAAGCAGTGCAGATTCTGCCGGTTAAAACAAGCGTAGCAGCCTAAAAAAAAGATGGTTTAAGGAGGGGTGTTGATGATAGTTACAGTTGAGGAAGCAAAAAACTATCTTAGGGTGGATAGTAGAGAAGATGATGAGCTTATCAACACCCTTATTCATTCTGCTGAAAAACTCTGCCAGGGAGTAGCTCGTAAAAACGATACTAGTTTGATTAGTGAAAACTTTGACGAGTATCGGCTCGCAGTCTTATACGCTACAGGCTACTTGTATGAGCATCGGGAAGAAGCAGACCACCACGCGCTTATGCTCACTTTACGTTCGATGCTTTTTACTGTTAGAAAAACGGGGTTTTAAATGAGAATAGGCTTATTAAACGAGCGTATTGTGCTGCTTAAAAACAGTGTTGAAATTGATGATATTGGTAACCATAAGATTAAGTGGAGTAAATATTACGAGTGTTACGCGACGGTAAGTGCTGAAAGCCCATCTGAGCAGACTAATGCAGGAAACGTGTGGGATGAGTCAAAAATAGATTTTACTATCCGCTATTCGAAAGAAACAGCTGTAGTCTCATCGCTTGGTTACAGGATTATTTTCCATGATACGTTTTATGAGATTTTAGGTGTTGACCACATGAATTATAAGAAGAAAAGCCTGAAACTTCATTGTAAGAGGTGTAAAAAGTGAGCAAAGTAAGTATTGGCAGCCTCTCTAAAGAAGTTATTAGAGAGCTTAAAACTTACGCGAAAGTTACGACCGGGAAAGTAAAAGAAGCAGTAAAAAACGCTGGTAGAACAGCAAAAGAAGAAATTAACATGACAGCTCCTAAACGAACTGGAGCGTATGCGAAAAGTTGGGCTGTTAAAACATTAAGCGAAACAGGCAGCAGGCTAGTTCTCGTAGTGCATTCTAGAAACAAGTATCAGCTTACACACTTGTTAGAGTACGGGCATGCTAAACGAGGCGGCGGACGCGTGGAAGCTAGAGCACACATTGCTGAGGCTGAAAGTAAAGCGGTACGAAGTTTTGAAAAAGAAATAGAGGAGGCGGTTAAAAATGGGTAATCTTTTAAACATTATGAGGGAGATAGGTTTTCCTTTCGCCTATCACCATTTTGCTGAGGGAGAATCACCTAATCCGCCTTTTCTTCTGTTTTTAACGCCTGCGAGCAGTAATTTTGCGGCAGACGGGAAAACGTATTTTAAAGCAAACGAAGTTCATATTGAACTATACGCGGACTATAAGAACCCCGTGCTGGAAGAACAAGTTGAGGCCGTGCTTGATAGGCACGGCATTTTTTATAACAAAACAGAAGCGTTCATAGAGTCGGAACAGCTTTATGAAACACTCTACATTTTTGAAATGGAGGTAACAATAAATGGGAAACAAGGTTAAATACAATCTGAAAAACGTGTATGCGGCAAAACTTAAAAAAGATTCGAGTGGTTTCTCCTACGGTGAGCCTAAGCCGATTCCGGGGGCGGTGAGTATAAGCCTTGAGGCTGAGGGTGAATCCTCACCGTTTTACGCTGACGGGATTGTTTACTTCAGGTCGACTGCGAACAACGGTTACAGTGGCGACTTGGAAATTGCTCTTATACCTGAATGGTTTAGGACGGAAATACTGAGAGAAGAACTAGATAAAAATGGTGTGCTGGTTGAGAACGCGAAGATTAGTGAAACAGAAAAATTCGCGCTCCTGTTTGAGTTTGATGGTGACGTGAACGCGATCAGACACGTTTTATATAACTGTTCAGCAACACGACCGTCTATTGAGTCAGAAACTAAGGAAGACACTATAGAACCGGGTACGGAAACTTTGTCGCTTACGGCTGATCCTAGAGAAGATGGTTTGGTGAAATCCCGTAGCGGTGACACTACTTCAAAAGAAACCTATGAGAACTGGTATAAGAGCGTGTATGTTCCGCAGGCTAACGCGGAAATCAAATAAGTTTTAAAGGGGTAAACGTGTTAGAAAAAACAGTAAAAGTAAATGGTAAAGACGTGAAGTTTCGTTCTTCAGCCACTATTCCAAGATTGTATCGTATTAAATTCAAGCGTGATATTTTCAAAGACCTGTCAAAATTAGAGCAGTCGTTTAAAATCAACGAGGGTGTTTTTGAAATAGCAGATCTTGAAATTTTTGAAAACGTGGCTTATATCATGGCTTATCACGCGGATAATAGTATTCCAGCGAGTATTGATGAGTGGCTTGACGAGTTTGAAATGTTTTCTATCTACGAGATTCTTCCTGAAATTCTAGAACTTTGGGGAGCAAACTTGGAAACTGAAGTAAAATCTAAAAAAAATTTAAAACAACAACACGGCAAATGACAACCGCGTTGTTTCTTCTTAGATGCACAGAAATCGGGATTAGTATTTGCGAACTGGATCTTTTAACCATCGGCATGGTTTTAGACATGTGGACGGAGAAAGCAAACGATAGTGTGAAATACGATAAGCTCGCAAGCCAAACAGAATTTGACAGGTTCTAAACGAGAACCAAACATTCTCACAATGCGGTATTAAACAGAAAATCTGAATTTTTTCACGCGTAAATTAAGAAAGAAAAGGGAGGTGAAGTTATGGCAAACAGGATTAAAGGTATTACTGTTGAAATTGGTGGGGATACTACAGGCTTAGATAAGTCTTTACAACAGGTGAATTCGACTATTCGCTCAACCGAACAGTCGCTTCGTGATGTTAATAGGCTTTTGAAACTTGATCCGACAAGCACGCAGCTTCTAAGCCAAAAACAGGCTTTTTTGCAGAAAGAAATCCAAGAAACGTCTAATAAGCTTAACGTTTTGAAACAGGCGGATAAGCAGGCTAAAGTACAGTTGGAAAACGGGGAGCTTGGTAAAGACAAGTATGATGCGTTGCAGCGTGAGATTGTTGAAACAGAAAATAATCTTGATAGTTTAAAAGAAAAATTAAAACAGGTAGGTAGTGTTAGTTTAACCAAGCTTAGTAGCCAGTTTGATAGTACGAGTAAAAAGATAAAGAAACTAGGAGATGGTATGTCATCTCTTGGTCAAAGTTTAAGCACGAAAGTTACGCTGCCGATTGCTGCTATTGGTACTGCTGGTTTTACTGCTGCAGCAGACTTACAGGATGCTATGGGTGCGACAGAGCAGATTTACGGTAAGTCTGCTAACAAGATGCTTAAATGGTCAGGAAGTTTGAAATCCTATTATGGTATTGCTCAAGGTCAAGCTTTAGAGTATGCGAATACTATGGGCGCGATGTTGAAAAATATTGGTGGGAAAAGTGATGCTGAAGCAGCCGAGATGAGTCAGAAGCTGGTTGCTCTTGCAGGCGACTTGTCTGCTATGTTTGGTGGCACAACCGAGTCTGCTGTTCTTGCTTTAACAGGCGCGCTTAAAGGTAATAATGCGATGCTTGACAATTATGGTATGGGTGTTAACGAGGCGACTATTAAAGCTAAAGCTCTTGCCATGGGTTTGCATGATGGTAGAGGCGCGATGAGCTTGCAAGCGAAACAGGCTGCTACTTTGGCTCTTATTATGGAGCAGACTGCTGACGCTCAAGGGCAGGCTGGGCGTGAAGCCGCGGGCGCTTCGGGTTCTATGAAGATTCTAAAAACAGAGTTGCAGAATATTGCTGCGACTATTGGTAATGTTTTACTTCCCGTCATAACACCATTAATGCAGAAAATATCAGCATGGCTTTCTAAATTTAAACAGCTTTCTCCAGAAAGCCAAAAACTTATAGTGACACTTGGGCTGATTGCTGCGGCAGTCGGCCCTTTTTTAGTGGTTCTTGGAACGTGTATTTCTAAAATAGGTGTTGCTATACAAGGGTTTTCTAAACTAGCTTTGTTTATAGGTAAAATGTTCGCAAGTTTTACTTCCGGCTCTAGCATTCTTGAAGGGTTAGGCGCTGTTTTAGGTGGAGTATCCGCGCCAATACTCGCGGTTGTTGCGGTTATTGGTGTTCTGGTAGCAGCTTTTGTAACCTTATGGAACACTAACGAAGAGTTTAGAAACAGTGTTATTGCTGTTTGGGAGAAAATCAAGGAAACTTTCACCGGTTTTGTTAATGGTGTTAAAGAAAAACTGTCAAGCCTTGGTATTGATTTCACGAGTATTGTTGAAGGGCTTAAAACAGTGTGGAATGGTTTGTGTGCTATTCTAGCTCCACTGTTTGAAGGCGCTTTAAATTTAAGTTTTACTAGTTTCAAAACCGTTCTTGATTTAATCACAGGCGTTTTAGACGTTTTTATAGGCTTGTTTACCGGTAACTGGTCTCAGCTTTGGAATGGCGTAAAAGAAATTTTTACTGCTGTTTGGAACGCGGTTAAAAACACGTTCATAACAGTATTGAACACGTTAAAAAACGTTTTTAACGTGTTTTTGTCTTTCTTTGGCACTAGTTGGAACAAACTGTGGTCGAGTGTGAAAAACTTTTTCATGAACGTTTGGAATAGTATCGTATCGTTTTTCACTAACGTTTTAAACGGTATTAAAAACACGGCAACAAGCGTTTGGAATGGTATTAAAACCGCGATCATGAGCGTGGTAAACGGTATTAAAACAAGCATTTCAACAGTGTTTAATTCAGTAGCAAACATGGTTAAGTCTGTGTTTAACGGTATTAAAAACACGGTTGTGTCAGTTTGGAATGGTATTAAAAACGCTATCATCACTCCAATAGAAGCTGCGAAAAACAAGGTTAAAGCAGTAATCGACGCTATAACAGGGTTTTTCTCTAACATAAAACTCAGTCTTCCTCATATTAAACTGCCGCATTTTAGTATTAAAGGACAATTCTCTCTTACGCCACCGTCTGTACCGTATCTTGCTATCGACTGGTATAAGAAAGCAATGAACAAGCCAATGCTGTTAAACGGGGCGACTATTTTCGGTGAGAAAAACGGGCGTATGCTTGGCGGCGGTGAAAAAGGTCCCGAAGTGATCATGGGGCTTGATACTTTGCAGAATATGAGCGCGGGAGCGAACACGCAAATGCTTAGTGTTATGAACCAGATTCTAGCGATTATGGACGCGTATTTCCCACAGTTTTCCAACCAGAGTATTGTGCTCGACACTGGCGAACTAGTGGGTGGTATCGCGCACAGGATGGACAGTGAGCTTTTCAAGCTTCAAACAAGAAAAACAAGGGGGTGGTAAAAGTGTATGGGATGCTAATAAACGGGTTGCATAGTTTTAACGATCTAGGGCTTGTTGCTACAAGCCGTCCACGCGTTCAACTTCCAGAACCCAAATTAGAGTATTTGCAAATACCAGGCAGGCAGGAAAGTATTGATATTAGTGAAAGTCTTGCCGGTGAAGTGTTATACGAGATGCGTGAAGGCTGTTTTGAATTCATTGTTGCAAACAAAAACAAGTGGAGTGAAACATGCCATAGTGTTAAAACGTTAATCCACGGCAAGAGTGTGAAACTGTCTCTTGATGATGAACCATTGTTCTACTATCAGGGTCGAATGTGGGTTAGTGATTTTAAATCGGATAAAAACTATTCAACTCTCACACTCAACTATAAGCTGCAGCCATATAAGTATAGTGTAGATGATTCGGATGGGGTTCACACAATATGGGGTATGCAAGTAGATGATAAGCGTGAAATAACACTCGTTCACGATTTTGACATGACACTGATCCCAGAATTTAACAACCTGTCATCTAACAGTATGCTACTGGATTCTAATGGTAAAAACTATGAGATTAAAACAGGCGTTAACCGTTTCCCACAGCTTCGTTCAAAAACAAACATGAGTTTAACATTCGTTGGAAACGGGATGGTAAATATTTCCTATAAAAGGGGGTGGTTGTGAGTGTACAGGATCATGCTTGATAATAATACGATTTACTATCCAAATGATGACAAAGCGGTACTTGATGATATCACGTTAAACTTGGAGCTTAATACTGCAGGAACGTTAACGTTTACTTGCCCGAGTCAAAACCCTTGCTATGAGCTTATTAAAAACCGGAAATCAATAGTAAGCGTGTGGCGTGACGATGAGGAGATTTTCTTCGGCGAGGTTAGAGAACAAGTAAAAAACTTGTATGGTAGTAAGAAAGTAACTTGCGTAGGGTTGTTAACTTACTTAGCTGATAGTATTCAACCTCAGAAAGAATACCATGATCAGAGTTCCTACCAGCTTTTAGAAAAACTTTTACAAGCTCATAACAGTCAAGTAGATGATTATAAGAAAATAAGAATTGGTTTCGTCACAGTATCTGACTCGAATGATTCACTCTACAGGTTTACTAATTTTGAAACCACGCTTGAAGCGATCATGGGAAAAATGGTTGAAAAACTTGGCGGATATTTACGTCTTAGAAAAGAAGACGGGAAACTTTACTTAGACTACCTGCATTTGGAGGAAATAGGTAAAGCTACAAGCCAGCATATTAGTTTCGGCTTAAACCTGCTTGAATACGCGGAAAACCTTTCAGCAGAGGATGTTACTACAGCGGTTATTCCTCTCGGCAAAGAGTTGGAAAACGAGAATAGTGAAAACGAGGTTCTTAAAAAGCATGTTGATATTACTTCAATAAACAATGGGAAAAACTATATAGTATCTCGCGAAGCGCAAAAAACATTCGGCTGGGTTTGTAAAGTTGTTAATTTCAATAATGTGACAGTCCCAACTAATCTTATGCGCAAAGCTACTAAATGGTTACAGGATAACCAGTTTGAGCATGTAGAAATAAGCCTTAGCGCGGTTGACTTATCCGAGTTAGGTTTACATTATGCGACGATTAAGTGTGGGGATAGGGTTCGTTGCCTCGCTCCACAATTTGGCATGGACCGAGTGTTTCCTGTAGTAAAACAGACTATACCGATTCAAAAACCAGGCGAAGTTAGAATCGTGCTTGCGAGCAGGATTTCTAAAGGGTATGTGCAAAACGTGTCGCATGCTGTTCAAACGTTAAAAGAAGAAGCGGTTGAAGCTAGAAAAATAGACAACGAGCGTGTTAAAGCTGCGATCGATAATATTAAAGCGCAAATGGGTAATTCTCAAAGCGGCTATAAGATAAGCGAATACGATAGTAAAGGCATGTGGGTTCGTGACCTTTACATGGATACGCCTGATAAGAACACTGCTACAAAAGTTTTACAGGTTAACATGAATGGTATTGCTGGAAGCCATAACGGTTTTTCAGGCCCTTACAGTACTGCGATGACTCTTGACGGCATGGTGTATGGTGACAGGATTATCGGACATTCGATTGACGCGGAAAAACTTTCAGTTTCTTACACTTCCCAGGTAGAAAAGCAGATTAGTAAAGCAAAAAACGAGGCTATAAAAGACACTGGTAGGCGGCTTGAAAACTATTACACGATAAGTGAAATCAACACGAAACTAAATGTTACAGACGGTAAGATTGAGGCTGGTGTTGAAAGCGTTAACCATAGTCTTAAACAGAAAAACGGTAACTATTACGGTTCGTATACTCCAAGCCATTTTAACGCTCCTATGAGCTTGTGGCTGACTGATAGTGAAAAAATGCAGCATGTTGGTGATTTTTTCTACGACACGTCAACCGGCTACGCTTACAGGCTTATTGTTAAGCAGGAAAGTTTAGCCGTAAAATTTAATGAGAAGTCGCATACGGAATCAGCTTTTGACGATTTTGTAGACATTTTTTACAAGTATCAGGATAAAATTTACGCTATACCGGGTTTAACTGGTGAAAAAATTTCTGGCGCAACAGTGTTTGTTCCATCAAACGAGTTTTGGCTACATTTTAGAACTAACTGGTCTCCGTTTGACAATTATGGTTTTAAGATTGATAGCATTAAAAAAGAGTATTCAGGAGAAATTTCAGGATACGTGTCTAAACTGCCTGAAGATATTAACATTATTGAGGTTAAAGGTGAAAATTATCCTGAGTCTGAACACCCGTATAAAGCTGGAACAAGCAAACTATGGCATTACGTTTCAGCTGACAGTATAAGTAGTTTTAGAACGTTCGCTTGGGCAAGAGTTAAAGATAAAGACATTGAGGCTGCTAAATCCACGGCTGATAAGGCTATTTCTAAACTAACCATAGTAGAAGATTCCATATCTTCAATGGTTAAAAAAGGTGATTTTGGTAGTTTCATGCAGCAAAACTATAACAGTTTCCTTCTCGGGTTTAACCATTCGAGTAAATACGTGCAAATAACACCCGGGCAGATAGAACTTTACGATGGTGAAGTTGATGAGGATCATAAAAGAGCTGTTTTTGATAAAAACGGAAACAACTTCTACCGTAACGGCGTGTATATTGGCTATGTTGGAACCGGCGAGTGGGAAGAAGATAATTCTCACAAGGGTCTAGTTTTTCATCTTACTAACGACGGAAAGTATATGGCTTTCGCGCAACGTAAATCAGCTGATGAAGAAACATACGCGACTATGCTGTGTTTTTCACGTTCACAAAGCATTTATAAAGAGTATGGTATTCACGCTGGATGCAACTTTTACATGCATGGTAACAAGATTATAGATCCTGTTTGGCAAGACGGTGCAGGAGTAGACGCGGATATTAACTATGTGCAGATTATTGAAATGAACCAGGATGGGAAAGCTTCAAAATGGGGTTCTAACGCTCACATGGTGTTTAAAAACGGGATACTCATGAAAGTTAAATACTATTAAAAACGCGGAAGTGAACGCGGGTGGAAGCGTTAAGTGAAGCGTTGAGGAGAATTTGTTATAGGGAGAATAAAGGGAGAATTTGTTATGGAGAAACTAATTATTCACACAAACAAAATAGTGGCTAATAAAGGCACGCGCTTAAAAGACGTGACAGAAAGTATTACAACACCTGTAGTTGATAATACGAAAATTTTATGCGAAATCAGCCACAAGCTGGATATTATTCTAAAAAGATTGGAGGAGAGTAGTGGTAAAACCGACAATTAGCTACGCGGTAGCTGTGCAAAAATATAAGGCTGAGTTAAACGAAAAAATAGTCGAGTTGAATAAGCAAATACCAATACCTACTTACATGATAGAAGGCATTGTTGCAAGCGTATTATCTGATATGCGTTCTGCGGTGATCGCGGAAAACTCGATGGAATATGAAGCGTATGTGAAACAGTTAGAAGACTATTTTAACTCTAGAGAACGCGAACTTAACGACGAGATTTTGAAAATAAAAGCCGAAAAAGATGAAACGGCTGGGAAAGGTGAAGATGCTGAAGAATGTGTTAAGTAGTAGTCATGTGTTGAAAAATAATATCAGTTGAAATACTGAAATGCTGAAATGTTAGGGCAGGTGTGGGTTAAACCATGCCTGCCCTTTTTTATTACTTTTTACTTTTTACTTTTTGTTTTTATAAGAGTACTAGCAAATGTTAGGAAAACTTGTAAGGAGAATTATGAGAGGATTTTGGAATACACTACAGCTGGCTTTCACACTAGTAGGCGGCTGGCTGGGATACTTTTTAGGCGGGTGCGACGGGCTTATCCTCGCACTCGTTTTATTTGTGGCTGCGGATTATATTACAGGCGTGATGTGTGCGGTCACGGATAAGAAACTGTCTAGCAGCATTGGTTTTAAGGGCATTTTTAGAAAGGTGCTCATTTTTATGCTTGTTGGCATAGCAAACATTATAGATTTTCATGTTTTGAAACAAGGAAGCGTGATTAGAACCGCAGTAATTTTCTTCTACCTATCTAACGAAGGATTATCTTTAACCGAAAACGCGGCTCACCTGGGGCTTCCCGTGCCTGAGAAATTAAAAAACGTTTTAGAACAATTACACGACAAGAACAGAAAGGACAATACTCATGAGTAAAAAAGGAATAGACGTGTCAGAGTGGCAGGGTGACATTGATTTCAACGCGGTAAAAGCATCCGGTGTTGAGTTTGTGATCATTCGAGCAGGATACGGTACTGGATGCAAAGACAAGTGGTTTGAACAGAACTATCGTAAAGCAAAAACAGTCGGTCTTGACGTGGGAGCCTACTGGTATTCGTACGCAAGCTCTGCAGGCGAAGCGTCTGAGGAAGCTCAAAGCTGCGTGAACATGCTTTCAGGTAAGAGTTTTGAGTATCCTATTTACTTTGATTTAGAAGAAAAAAGCCAGCTTAACCGTGGGCGAGCTTTCTGCGATTCGCTGATTACAAGTTTTTGCAGCAAACTGGAAACTTACGGGTATTATGCAGGCTTTTACACTTCGCTTTCAACTGCTAATAATCTTGTGTCCTCTCATGTTAGAAACCGTTACGCTTTGTGGATAGCACAGTGGAACACGCACTGCAATTATCAAGGCTCATATGGTCTTTGGCAATACTCGTCAAACGGCAGCGTTCCTGGAGTAGCCGGCAGAGTTGACATGGACTATGCTTACAAGGATTATCCGAGCATTATTAAAAACGCTGGCCTAAACGGATATAAAAACGGCGGCTCTGACCAAGCTGCGCGCACGTCAAGTATTGATGAGGTGGCGCGAGAAGTTATTAACGGCGCTTGGGGTAACGGAAATGAGCGTAAACAGCGTTTAACTTCAGCCGGATACGATTATGCGAGCGTGCAAAATAAGGTTAATGAGCTTCTCGGTGTTAAAGCTTATAGAAAGTCAGTTGATGAGCTTGCACGTGAAGTAATCCGAGGCACGTGGGGTAACGGAAATGAGCGTAAACAGCGTCTAACTCAAGCCGGATACGATTATGCTACGGTACAAAAACGAGTAAACGAACTCTTGTAAAACAGTTTGAAACATGTAAAGCCCGAGGCTTGTTCCTACATTGGAGCAATCCTCGGGCTTTTTTTTATTTTTTAAGGTTAAATTATCAAGTCAAGAGGTTAAAAAACACTGTTTTTTCTTTGCCTGTGATGTAAGGAGGCACAGGCAAATGAATATGGAAGAAAAACAGCAAGTCATACAACTTCGTAGTGAAGGGTTTGGCTATACGAAAATAGCTAAACAGTTAAATCTTTCAGTTGATACGGTTAAAAGCTACTGTAAGCGCAACAATCTTGGCGGCGTAAATGTTGGCAATAGCGTTCAATTATGTGATTTATGCGCTAAGCCTGTTAAACAGAATGCTGGTCGTAAAGTTAAACGTTTCTGTTCTGACGCGTGTAGAAACACGTGGTGGAACAAGCATACACAGTTGGTAAAAAGACAGGCAAACTATGAGTGTGCTTGTCTTAACTGCAAAAATTCTTTTATCTCTTACGGTAATAAAACCAGAAAATACTGCTGCCACGCCTGCTATATAGAACATCGTTTTGAAGGTGGACGTCATGCAAATAAGTAATGATGCTCACGGGCTAACGGATGTTAAAGCGAGGGCTTGGACAAAAGAGAGTATGCAGGCGGATTTTCGTTTTGAAATAGCCGAAAAACTTACCGTTTCACTCTTTAAAAAAGGGCTTATCAGCGAGCAAGAAAAAGAAAAAATAAGCCGTCTTAACAGGGAAAAATTTCACCCGTTTTACAAGGAATTATTGGGTTAAAAGCTTGATAAACACTGCTTTTAGAGTGATGAATAGTATTAGCTGAAAGTGAGGTGAGATGATGAAAATGATAACAAAACTGGAAGCCAAACAGCCGGATAATTCTCTTAGAAAAATACGGGTTGCAGCGTATGCGAGAGTTTCTAGTGATAGTGATGAGCAGCTTCTCAGTCTAGAAGTGCAAAAGGAGCATTACGAAAACTATATTAAGTCTAATCCCTGCTGGGAGTATGCGGGACTTTACTTTGACGAGGGTATTAGCGGCACGAAAATCGATAAACGTGAAAGTCTTAAACAACTGCTTAAAGACTGTCAGAGCGGTCAAATAGACAGGATTATTACAAAGTCTATTAGTAGGCTTGCAAGAAACACGGTTGACTGTCTTGAAATAGTTAGAAAACTTACCGGTCTCGGTATTTATTTGTATTTTGAGAAAGAAAACATTGATACCGAGCATATGAGTTCAGAGCTCATGCTATCTATCCTGAGTTCTATTGCACAAAGCGAATCAAAATCCATCTCGGAAAACAACACGTGGTCAATCCAAAAAAGGTTCGAAAACGGAAGCTTCGTCATTCCCTGCCCTGCGTATGGGTATAAAAACGAGAATAAGAAAATGATTATAGTTCCAGAGCAAGCCAAGGTAGTAAAAGAAATTTTCAACATGGCTCTTTCCGGCATGGGCGGAAAAGCAATAGCACGAGTATTGACCGATAAAAAGATTCCTGCGAAAAGAGGAGCTAAATGGTCTTCGACTACCGTGAACGCTGTTCTGACTAATAAAACATACACAGGGGATGTGATTTTTCAAAAGACATTTACGGATGATAGTTTTAACCGCCATAAAAACTGTGGCGAGAAAAAACAGTATGTTATTGAAAACCATCACGAGGCTATCATCAGTCATGAAACTTTTAATCTTGTGCATGAGCTTAGACAGAAGAGAAAATTAAAACTAAATATCACCAGCGGTAGTAATAAATACCTTGCTAGATATGTGTTTTCAGGGAAACTTTACTGCGGTAATTGCCATAGTCGGTTAAAGAAACACGACCGGCATAAAAAAGATGGAGCCTATGTTGTTTGGTGTTGTACCAAGCATATACATGATGCTAAATGCTGCCCTATGAAAGCTGTAAAAGAGGAGTATGTTAAATTAGCTTTTCTTCAAATGCTTAACAAGCTCAAAGCAACATACGCTCAAATATTAACGCCTTTCATAAAAAGCTTAAGAAACGTGAATAGTAAAGACGGATTGAACAAGGTTATTGAACTTGAAGAAAAAATAGCTAAATTGCAAGAACAGGAGCAAGTACTCAGTAAGCTTTTAGCCGGTGGCTACATTGAGATGGATTCCTACTATCTGGAAAGCAATCAGCTTAAAACGGAAATAGATACTTGTCTTAAGGAAAAACTTCAGCTTTCCAACAGTTTAAACGGTAACTTAACGCACTTAAACGAGGCGCAAAAACTTCAACGGTTCGTAAGCGTCACAGAAGTATTTAGCGAGTTTAAGGACGAGGATTTTCTAGATTTTGTAGACAATGTCGTAGTTAAAAGCAGAAAAGAATTCATTTTTCATTTGAAATGCGGATTGGAATTAGAAGAAGAGGTGAAAGAAACATGGCACACATCCCATATGGTTACCGAATAGTAGACGGTAAAGCGGTTATAGACGAAAAAGAAGCTCTGAAAGTGATAGAGCTTTTCAGTAAATTCTTAGAAATTGGAACGATTTCTGAAACGGCTCGAGCGGTGAACATTGATAAAACACATTCTGTAATTAGTAATATTTTGAAAAATAAAACGTACTTAGGAACATCGCTTTACCCGAGTCTTTTAGATGAAGAAACTTTTTATAAAGTTCAGCAGTTAAGAGCGAACAATTTTAGAAAAAGACCTCGTACAACAGAGCTAAAACCTTTAATTACAACAAATGTTACGTACGAAATAGGTGTTATAGAAAAGAAATATGATGATCCTTATCGGCAAGCAGTATACGCGTACAGTCAAATCAAGGGAGGTGTGAAATGAGTGCCAACGTTACAATTATTCCACCAAGAAAAATAGCGGGGAATACGGTAGATAAGCATAAAGATAAGCCGAAGTTAAGAGTAGTAGCGTATTGTCGTGTTAGTACTGACAGTGAAGAACAGGCAACAAGTTATGACACGCAAGTTCAGCATTATACGGATTATATTTCAAGAAATCCTCTCTGGGAGTTTGCTGGCATTTACGCTGATGACGGTATTTCAGGAACTAGCACGAAAAAACGTGTCGGTTTCAACGACATGATCCACGATTGCATGAGTGGCAAAGTAGACATGGTTATCACTAAGTCGATTAGCCGTTTTGCGAGAAACACTATCGACTGTTTAAAGTTTGTTAGGCAGTTGAAAGACAAAAACATTCCGATCATTTTTGAAAAAGAAAACATCAACACCATGGAAGCAAGTGGAGAACTATTGCTTACTATCATGGCTTCTTTAGCTCAACAGGAATCCGCATCGCTTTCTCAGAATGTGAAGCTTGGACTTAAGTTTCGCTACCAGGAAGGCAAAGTGCAAATCAACCATAACTGGTTTTTAGGATACACAAAAGATGATGAAGGGAATCTTGTAATTCTTGAAAAGGAAGCAAAAGTCGTAAGAAGGATTTATAGAGAATATTTAGAAGGAGCAAGTCTTAGAGATATAGCGGAGGGTCTTGAAAAAGACGGTGTTAAAAACGGTGCGGGACATTTAAAATGGCACTTGTCTAATATTAAAACCATTTTGCAAAACGAAAAATATATTGGTGATGCTCTTTTACAAAAAACCATCACGACAGATTTTATTAATCATGTTCGTATAAAAAATGATGGAACAGAACCACAGTATTATGTAAAAGATAGCCACGCGTCTATTATTTCAAGAGATATTTTCTTTAAAGTTCAAGAAGAAATGGTAAGACGAGCCAACATGTTTAGTGGTGAGGAGAATAAAAAAAGGAGAGTTTATTCCAGTAAGTACGCTTTATCCAGCTTATGTGTTTGTGCTAAATGCGGGGATGTTTATAGAAGAATTGCTTGGAACAATCGAGGAGTACGTTCTGTTGTTTGGCGTTGTTGTACCAGATGGGAAAATGGTCCTAGTGCTTGTGATGCTCCGACAGTAAAAGAGGAAGAACTGCAGTCTGCTACAGTGAAAGCCATAAACAAGGTGTTTAGTATATCGGATGAAGTATTGGATACGTTGAAGAATAATATTAGAGAAATTATCGCGGGCAATAACTTAAGTGAGCTTGAAACGGTTGATAAAAAAATCGCGGACAAACAAGCGATACTACTAACCTTGCTTAAAGCTAAAAAAGACTACACGAAAATAGCTGATGAGATTGATGAGCTTAAAGGTAAGAAACAGCAGCTTCTTATAGAAGAAGCAGGTCAAGAAGATGCTAAAAGACGAATCAGAGAAATGGAAGATTTTCTGAAAAGTGAGCGTCACGATATTAGTGAGTATGATGAGAAGCTGGTAAGAAAGTACATCAAGAAAATAAAAGTTTACGAGGATAGGTTCAGCGTAACTTTTAAATCAGAGATTAGTGTTGATGTTGAAAGGGCATCGTAAAAGTCAAAAGACTGTGAGTGTTTGAAATGTTACAAAAGTCAGCCTAGGGGGAATCCTTTCTAGGCTGTTTTTTATGCTCAAAAATCAAGCTATTAAGCCAATCTTAAACCTTTTAACGATAGCTTTCCCTATCGTTAAAAAGTGCACCCACTATCAAGAGTGTGCACTCAAAAAAGTGTAGCTATACTTGGAGTTCTCTCAATCCACGTCGAGAGTGTTGTATTGATGTCAAAGGCTGATTAGGTGGGTGCAAGTTTGCCCTTGTGTAGCAGGGGTTAGCGAGGGCTATCGTTAAAAGGTTTAATGCGAAGCGGCTTTAAGCTGGGTTCTCGCGGTTTTTGAGCGCAGTTTGGCTGTTTGAGTAAACATGTCTACACTATAGGGTCGAGTGCACAGGATGTTAACGTACTTCGCTTGCGTTGAAAGCACACTGTGCTTTCAACTCTGAGCAAGCTCAGCGAATCGAAGTGCATTCGCGAATTATATTTAATCGCTCATGCAAGTCGATTCGCCACTTTGCACCCAGGCTGTGAAGTGGGAAAATATAGCTCAAAAGGTAAAATGAAACCTGATTATTAGTATGTGCACGAGGAGGTGCTTAAGGAATGGATAATAAGAAGTTTATCGCAGAGACGAAAGATGTTCGTTTAACGGTGAAACGTGCTGATACCTTTGGCGTGAGCTTTGTTAACTGTGAACAAGATATATTGAGGGTTGAGGATGCGCAAAATGTTATAAGGCTTATTCAAACTAAAAAAGTTTCAGCTTCGAATTGGCTGAGGTGGTTTACTCAGGGTATGCCTGAAATTCTTGTGAGTTTGCCACATGATGTGGAAGTTTGTGAGGTTGAATCTGATTCTAATCAAGTGCTCATCACGGATATTGAGATTGGTAAGCTTTATGTAGAAGTGAACAATGGCAAGGTAGAAGTTGTTAATTTGAAGGCGGATGATGTCTTTCTTAAATGTTATAATGGGTTGGCTTCAGCAACAAACGTAGAAGTAACTCATGTTTGTACGCTTGATACGTTAAATGGCATGAGTATTTTAGAAGGAACAATCACCAAGGATGCAAGCCTTGAAGTAGATTGTGAGAATGGTGTCACCGAGGTTTCAGATAAGAAGAAGGTAAATTGTAAAAACGATGGATTTGCGCATTACATGGTGCACTGTCTTAATGGGAAAGCTATTGCGAAGTAGCAGACATATAGATCAAAAAAGAAGCAATAAAACTTGATATAAGTTGGAATTAGAGCGTATATAGACATACCGATAAAGGAGGAAGCCGTATATGCTCTATGTAAAATTTGATGATTTCGAAGATGTTAGCGTCATGGGAAATGAGAAAGATCATGGAATGTTTATTCCGATTAAGGATGGGAATGTGTATGCTGAGTGCGAACGGTGCGGTGTAGTTGAAAGGATCACCTCACCATGCGAATTCATTGCTAGCACATTTAGGTCAAGAGTGAACTTCAATGAAGGTTATGAACTTTGCGAGAAGTGCTTGCAAGAGGTTGAGTTTGTTACTGTCGCTTTGAGAACTGGAAAATTACCTAATCGAGAATTGAAATGACTGAAAAGCAAAGCAGTGATAACCGTAGTAATACATGAAAAACTAAACGTTAAAAGGTGCACACACTTTGCACCCGGGCGGTAAATGATAATTTAGGGAGGCGTTTTATGTCAGTAATTAAAATTGAAAACCTCACTTTCTCATATTATGGATATGTAAAACCCATATTTAAAAATGTATCGTTTTCCTTTGATACAAACTGGAAAACGGGATTGATAGGAAGAAATGGAATCGGTAAATCAACTCTATTTAAGTTACTTTTAAATCAAGAAACTTATCAAGGTAAAATAAGCAAGGATGTTGAATTTATTAAATTTCCACCAAATATAAGCGATACTTCAAAATTAGGAATTGAGTTATATAAAGAACTAATATCAGATGATGAAGAATGGAAGTTATTTAGAGAACTCAGTTTGCTAAATGTAGATGAGAACCTTGTTTACAGAGAGTTTGAAACGCTTTCTAAAGGGGAACAAACAAAAATCCTTTTAGCTATTTTGTTTACAAGAGAAGATGGCTTTTTACTTATTGATGAACCAACAAACCATTTAGATATGGACGGAAGAAAAATTGTAAGTGAATATCTGAAAAGTAAAAAAGGATTTTTGCTTATATCTCATGATAGAGATTTTTTAGATGGTTGTATCAATCATGTTATTTCTATTAACAGGAATTCTATTGATGTCCAATCGGGAAATTTTACATCATGGTATGCAAACAAAGTGATGAAAGACCAATTTGAAATTAGTCAAAATGAGAGATTAAGAAAAGATATTAAACGATTAAAAGAGGCTGCAAGACAAAGTCAAATTTGGTCTGATAAAATTGAGAATACTAAAAATGGTGTGAAAGTATCAGGTGTAAAACCAGACAAAGGACGTATAGGTCATCAATCAGCCAAGATGATGAAAAAATCTAAGAATTTGGAGAATAGACAAAACAAGGCAATAGAAGAAAAACAGAGTTTACTAAAAGATATCGAAATAAAGGAAAGCCTATTACTGCATCCGCTACATCATCATAAAAATCCTCTAATATCGGTTAGCAATTTATCATCATGCTATGGAGAGAGACAGATATTAAGTAATGTAAGTTTTGAGATAAAGCAAGGCGATATAGTGGCTATATATGGGGGTAATGGTAGCGGAAAATCAACCTTGATTAAAATTTTATTAGGTATAAATCACGAGTATACAGGTGAGATAAAATTAGCAGGTAATTTAAAAATCTCGTATATTCCTCAAGACACATCTAATTTAACAGGTAGCCTAAATGAATATATTCACAAGCAAGATGTTGATGAAACATTGTGTAAAACAATTCTAAGAAAATTAGATTTTTCAAGAGAATTATTTGAAATGGATATGAAGAATTATAGTGATGGACAAAAAAAGAAAGTTTTAATTGCTGTAAGTTTCTCAAAGCCAGCTCATATGTTTGTTTGGGACGAACCACTGAATTATATAGATGTAATATCAAGAATACAGATTGAGGAAATTATAAAAGAAGCAAAGCCTACACTCATATTTGTGGAACACGATAAGCGATTTGTAGAAGATATCGCTAATAAAATAATACAATTTTAAGTAAAATCCAAATCCCAGTTTGTAGTGTCTTAGACTTTTATCATCATACGACATTCCCCTTGTCAGCTTCTTTCCTGCAACGAACGTTAAGGCTCTTTTTTTGATGCATGGTTATCATCAGGGTAGTCTTGATACACGTGAGACTGTCGTATTGATGTCAAGGGCTTAATAGGTGGGTGCATTTTGCCCTTGTATAGCAGGGTTTAGCGAGGGCTATCGTTAAAAGGTTTAGTGAGTGGCGGCTTTAGGCTGGCTTGGCGTGATTTTTGAGTGCTATTTTTCTGTATGAGGTAAGATATCGACGCTCTAGGGTCGAGTGCACAGGATGTTAACGTTAAAAAGTGCACACACTTTGCACCCACCCTGCACCCACTTTGTTGAGTGGTAAAATATAGCTCAAAAGTTAAAATGAAACCTGATTATTAGTATGTGAACGAGGAGGTATTTAAGGAATGGACAAGCTCGTTCGTTTTTGCCGTGAAGTAGCGACATTCGGCTTGACGGTTGCCTTAATCGCGATGCTGGTTGCCTTAATATGGGATGGCACACTTGCTATTAGAATTGGTTTTACCTCTTTTGCTATTGGTGTCACAGTGATCTCGCTTAAGACTGTCCTTCGAAAGACTGATTGAATTTTGTTTGGTTCAAGTCAATAGTTGAATATCTCACGTTGGGTGACTATTACTGATCTCTGTCAGTAATAGTCACTTCTTTTTATGAATCTTAAAGTCAGGCTCAATGTCCGTCCTGTTTAGCCGGTGATTAGTTAGGGTAATCGTTAAAAGATTAACAACTGTATCAATGAAAATGCACGGAAATTGCAGAACCAGGATGAGTATGAGAAAAAATATACGAGTCTAGTGAACAGGTTTAATACTGTAGAATCAAGGCTTAAGGAAGTAAAAGCTCGCATTGTTGACAAGCAAATGAGGCATGATGAAGTTGAATATTTTATCGAGGACTTGAAAAAACAGGACTTGTTAACAGTGTTCGATGAAAACGTCTGGCTTAGCATGGTTTACTATCTAATCGTGCATCAAGATGGAAAGGTTGATATTATCTTCCTTGATGGGAGTGTAATGAAAGTAGACGAGTAAATAACAAATATACAATATATGAAGGCAAGTCAATATAGATTTTTTCTTGTATGATTAACTCAAGAAAAGTTAGCATAAAAGGTTGGCAAGCCATGAAAAAACTGACAAAATCCTTGACAGACAGACAGCGTAGTTCTGTCTCTTTTCACGTAGAATTTTTAATTGGCAGAAATATATACCTGATGTATAGGTATGCGTTCCTTCCTATCTTTATGAAATTTTTCAAAACAATAAAAGAACATTATTAGATTAAAAAGGAGGATTTATGAAAAATACGAAAAAATGCCCAAAGTGTGGGGGAAGTGAAATTATATTTGTGCCTGGATCTGCTGGGGTTTATGGGACTGGAAATAATATTATGACTGGCCATACAATTATGTCGGCAGTACCTATTGATAGGTATATTTGCACTGCCTGTGGTTTTAGCGAGGAGTGGATTGACCTTGATAATATGGATAAATTAAAAAAGAAATATGATGAGATTTAAATGAGAGTTACTTTTATATGAGGGTGGGATAATAGTTAAAACAGCAGGTCGAGGATTAAAATCGACCTGTTTTTATGTTTAAGGCACTTAGCTTTCAAGATATAATGAGTATTAGAAGATAAATTTGTAAAAGCTCATTTCAATAGATGAAGGAGGTGCTTTCATGTCCAATTCAAACTCAAATTACACTAAGCAACTCATTGATGATTACTGTGTGCTAGATACCGAAACGACCGGCTTTTCTGCGTATTATAATGAGATTATTGAGATTGGTATCTTAAAAGTTAGAAATAATGAGATAGTAGACCGTTATGATCAGCTGATTAAACCGAGTATAGAAGTAGACGGTTTTATTACAGCATTAACAGGAATAACTAATGACATGCTGGAAGGCATGCCATCTATAGGCAGTGTGAAAACGTCTGTGCTTTCGTTCATAGGTGATGACATTATCCTTGGTCATAGGACTTCTTTTGATATGCGCTTTTTGAATGAAGGATTTAAGGAACAACTGACTAACCGGTATATGGATACGATGCAATTTGCTCGTAAACTGTATCCTGAGCTGCAACATCACAGACTCTCCGATTTAACTGACTACTTAGGTTTACACAATAATGAACACCGTGCTTTATCAGACTGCACATCAACGAAAGAATTATATGATGCTGTTAAAACACGCATGGCTGAGAAGAATCTAGTAATTGAAGATTTATGGCCTGTTAGCGGAAGTCACGGTGGTAAAGGGATAGATATCAAAGCAATTAAGCCTGATGAAGTGGTTGTTGATAAAGATGGATTTTTCTATAATCGGCACGTGGTTTTCACCGGTAAGCTTGAGAAAATGCTTCGCAAAGATGCTCAGCAGATTGTAGTGAATCTCGGCGGTGTTTTAGATAATAGTGTGACTAAGCAGACGAACTATCTGATACTTGGTGACAATGATTACAATGCAATTCTTAAAGGTGAGAAGTCTTCAAAGCATAAGAAAGCAGAAAAGCTTAAACTTGAGGGGCAAGATATAGAAATTATTGATGAGCGTACTTTCTATGATTTGCTAAATGTGTGAAATTGGATGATTGAGAGGTGATTACGTGTCTAAAATAAATGTTGAAGGTTCAGAAATCAGTATTATTGCCATTGACAATAGAGATTATATTTCTTTAACGGATATGGTTAGAAATATTGATAACGGTTCTGCTTTGATTGAAAAGTGGCTTAGGAATAAGAATACGATAGAGTTTTTAGGTATGTGGGAAGAAATGTATAACACGAATTTTAATTCCACCGAATTCGAGGGAATTAAAAATGAAGCAGGACTTAACCGTTTTATATTATCTGTTAAGCAATGGGTGGGGAAATCAATTTTATTTATGCAAATGAAGCGGATATTCTTAATGTTTCTTTATTTGGAATAACAGCTAAAGAGTGGCGTGATGAAAATCCGGATTTAAAAGGCAATATTAGAGATTATGCAGATATATCTCAGCTTGTTTGCCTTTCTAATCTTGAGAATCTTAATGCGGTATTTATAAATGAAGGTATGAGTCAATCTGAAAGATTGGAGAAATTAAATGCAATAGCTATTGAACAAATGAGGATACTATCTGAAAGTGAATCAATTAAAAAATTGCAATAAGCTTGCGTCGTATCATTGGGAAACAGTAGCGGCATCTCAAGAAGAGTTTCGTATACCAGAAAACTATATGAATAAAGATAAGTTGTATCTCTTTGTGTCACGAGACATTCTTGATTCTAATTATGATTTGTCTAAAGTCACTCTTGGAGATAAGCCAATCAAATTAGTTGACTCATCGTTCAATTTACCTGGTCCAGGACTTAAAGCTTTATTTTTAGTTGGAAAATTTGATTTAAAAGATAAGTCAAGTTCTGATGTTCTTAAAGTACCAGGGATTAATAAAACAGGTAATGTTGCTGTAGGTTATAAGAAGAAATAGTAGTATTTTGCACTCAAGAATCAAGCTATTAAGCCAATCTTAAACCTTTTAACGATAGCTTTTTTAATAATCGTTAACATAAAATAATGATAGTTATTAGGAATAGTTATTCCAGTAGTGCGTCAATATTTCGTTTTGAATATAGAAGTCTGCGCACTTCCATAGTGTCGCCCAAGACAACGTAAAAAACAGAAAAGTTGCGTACGCTAATCCTGTAGTAGGGGTGTTCTCGTGTTAATTAATCCTTCTCCTTACGCTATCAAAGACGTCAGCTTTAGAAAGACGCGTAGAAGTGTTTGCGGCAAAAGTATCTGCTTCGTCGAGTTTTCTTTCGGTGTCGTCAGTGAGAGTGGAGTATTGTTTGATGCTCATGAGAACCATAGTCCCATAACCATTTTTTGTAAGGAATACTGGTGTATTTGAATTTATAACTGTTTCTTCTACTTCTGGGAATTTATTTCTTAAATCGGAAACTGGGCGAATATTAATCATTTTATTAACCTCCTTTTATCAAAAAAGTATCATAATCTTATCAAGATTACAATTATATCAGTGGCTTGGCACTCAAAAAAGTGTAAATATACTACCCGTTCACTCAATCCATACAGAATCAGTGGCGCTCCTTTACAAATCGCACTGAATCAAGATATCGTTTTGATGATACCTATTTGCGTACAGTCTAGTTGCTGCGTTTTAGGCTTTGTGTAGCAAAGCTTAGCGAGGGCTATCGTTAAAAGGTTTAATGCGAAGCGGCTTTAAGCTGGGTTCTTGTGGTTTTTGAGCGTGATCTTGCTGTCGAGTAGTTGTGCGATTTAGTTGCTTATGTTTTGGGGAACAAATCGGTGGAATAATCGTAAAAAAGTTCCCTACATTATTTGATTTCTCACTGTAAAGGCTTGTTGGTTATTCCAGAAAATAAGGTTCCTGAGTTTAAGAAGTTGCTTGTTGAGTATTATGAGGGTGAAGATTTGCAGGTGATTGCTTCGTTTATGAGGGAATATTGTTGGAGGCGTTAAACGCGCGTGATTATGTTGGTTCTTCTGTTTCTTCGAATTTTGCTGTTTATGAAAGAGTATAGTTTGCTAGTAAATGAAGAAATTAGTGTCGATAGTCTAGACAAATTAATAAAAAAATAGGATATTTATTAAGATTATTAAAGTAATCAGAGCGAATGGTAGATTTTGTTTACTTAATAGTCTGTTTTATAATCATTTGATACAGAGTCGTGTTAACGAAAAGGAGGCTAGTGGTGTTATGAGGAGTAAAACTATTTTTTGTAAAAACATTTTTCAAAGTTGTCTTGTTATGCTTCTGCTGCTAGGTTCTCTCTTTTCTCTTTCTGCATGTGCTGATGATGAGGAGAAGGCGGAGCTTGCGTCGTATCATTGGGAAACGGTAGAGGTATCTCAGAAAGAATATCGCCTACCAGACGATTACATGAATAAAGGTGAATTGTATCTCTTTGTGTCACGAGATATTCTTGATTCTCATTATGATTTGTCTAAAGTCACTCTTGGAGATAAGCCCATCAAATTAGTTGACTCACAGTTTAATTTGCCTAGTTCAGGGCTTAAAGCTTTATTTTTAGTTGGTAAATTTGATTTAAAAGACAAGCCAAGCTCTAATGTTCTTAAAGTACCAGGACTTAATAAAACAGGTAATGTTGCTGTAGGGTATAAGAAGAAATAGTGGTATTTTGCACTAAATTATTAGTGAGAATGTTGAAAGCGTATATATCAGTCGAGACATCCTATTCATGTAAATTGTATTGCAATATGCGATACAGTATTTTACGATGTGTGCATGGAGATTGGTTGATATGGCAGTTACTAAAACAGCGAATGTTAATGTGAGAATACAAGAAAATATTAAGCAGCAGGCGGAGCAGATTCTGGAAACTATTGGAATTACTAGGGCTACTGCTATTGACATGTTTTATCGTCAAATCATTCTTAATAACGGTATTCCGTTTTCGCTTACTATTCCAAAGTCGCTTCCAGCACAAGATGATATGGATGAGAAAACGTTTAACGCGTTGATGGATAAAGGCTATGATCAGGCGGTTCAAGGTGATAGTTATCCGATAGATGATGTTTTTGAAGAGCTTGAACGATGATAGGAACAGAAAAATGTCAGATTCATCGATTAAAGAGAAGGAAAAGCAGGAACATACTCCCAGAGAGGAGAAAAATCCACTATATTGTGAATCACATGAGCAAATATGTGAGAACCTTAACAGTGCAAATAAGGAATTGCCAAAGTATAAGGTTTTGCGGCTGAGCGCGGAAATCTTTTCCATCTTAATTATTGTTGGAACTGCTTTTATGGCGTCCAATAAGCTACAGCTTTTTGGATGGATCACCTATTGTTTTGCAATTCTGTTTCTTGTTGGAGTTTCTCTTATTTGGGTTATTTGTGTTATTTGGCAGCGCAATATACATAGTCGTTTTAGGAGTGCAAATGTAGAGCGTAATAAATCTTTTCTTAGCTATGGCAAGCAACGGTGGAAGGGTAGAATCTCGCTGATTCTTTGTTGCTTTTTTGTGTTAAGTGGTATTCTAACTGCATTCTTTGGAATAACTGCGGTACGTCTTCCAAATCAGTGGCTTTTGCAGACTTGGGCGTATGTTATATGCGCGGCAATGCCAGTTGTTTGGATGATTACGATTGCTCTTGTATGTGTCTTCTATAATCTCTATCTTATCTCACTCGTACGGAAGATAGGTATAAGAATTGTACTTCGTTGTCTACATGTTCTGCTTTGTGTGCTGATTATCTTAGGTCTTGGATTTTTTGACGTTTTGTTTATTGTTGGCAGATATTCTGTGAAACAAAATGATAATGGTACATACACAGAGCACGTGGATGATATGTATGCTCCTTTTGAGTATTATCTTTATAAGTCTGAAGGCCCATTTTTCCTTAAGTATCTTCGGCCAATGAAAGATTCAAGTGATACTGATCCAAAAATAAGTGAATCTGAGTGGTATAGCAGAATAGATTGCAATAACAGGAAAGATACAAGATTAAAAGATACAAGATTAAAGGCTGAAGAGCCAGATAAAAATTACGATTTGCATGATGCCGCTGAGCGTGATTTAGAATCAAAGAGGGAAAGAAATGCAGCGATTAAGATATTTGATAAGTATTTTGCGGCGAAAGGCTTTGCGTTCAAGGAGAACTATACCGCCAAGGGGGATATGTATTTTGTTCTGAGTGAAAGCCGTTCGGACATTACTTATCTGCAGTATAACAGGGACTCTCAGGATGGAAAATGTGGTCTTTATATTCTGTTTAAGGCTTCAAAATCTTCAAACGGAAGCTGGTCACCGAGTGATGCTCATATGCAGAACACCTATACTTATGAATATAGCACTGGACTAATTGCAAAGAGCAGTATGGCATATTGGTAGTAGGGTTGATTGGTAGTAGGGCAGATTGGTTGTATGTCAGAATCGTTGGATGCCAAAATCGAAGAGTATCTGAAGATTGCCAGATAGTGATTGCCAGATAGTAGAATCCATATTTGCGTGCTCTAGTTGCTTGGGTTGATATGTACCCAGAAAACTGGACACATGTTTTGACACGGGGTTAACAAATGGATGCCATCCTGTACCTTACGGGATGCATCCATTTTGTTTTCTTCTGGATCCTGCAATTGTTGTAGTAATCTATATATTCACTTTCCAATTTGAATTTAAAACTATAGCGCATAAAAATACCCTCCTTACTGGTCTTGTTCAGTAAAGAGGGTGCATATCAATTTAGACAAGGGTGTGTGTTTGTTTTACTGATTGCTTATCTTATTAAACAAAGCATGCAAACAAACAGTGTTGTGTTAGACGGGTTTTTAGGTTCACGTCTGCATTTGTTATTTCTCTGCATTGTTATTTAGTATCTTTTGTTATCTCATTTCTTTTTTACCAAATTGTGTTATTGTAATCAAAAATACAAACACAGATATTGCAATTGCACATGGCAAAAATGGTATAAGATTAAAGCCGTTTCCTAATCCTGTTGATGTAACTGCATGTAGAGAGCGGGAAACCATATATCCGCTGTAACAATAAGGATAAACTATCCAAAGTGGAGTATTTGCTATTAATACGCCAGGAATTACAAGAAGTATATTTAATCCAATGGATAACATTGACTTTTCAAAAAGCACAGTAATCGCCCACATGACTATTACGCTTGGAATCATAGTCAAAAACAGATCTAAACACCATTTTAGCAGATACATAATTGGGAGCGTTTCTGTAACTCCTGTGCTACTGGTTGCAAACAATCCTGCTATAACGAAAACAGCAAAAAATACGACCATTTCCATAAGCAAATAAAATAGCAGTACGCAAAATTTTGCAGCAGAAATCGCGTATCTGCTAACAGGCAGTGCCAGCATTTTTAGTATTCCGTTATTGCTTGTTTCTCGTCCTGCAATCATCACGCAAATAACAATCATACTAAGCGGAAGCAGATAATATGAGTAGACTAATGCGCTTTGAATAAACATAGCAGCCCATGCGTGTGTATATTCTGGAGTGAAGTAGCTATGAAGGCTTGCTACACCAGATCCAACCACAAGTAATGGCGCAATAAAAATCAAAGGAATAATTTTACTACGCTTTACTTTCTTAAATTCGATTCTAAAAAGTTCAAAAAATCTCATTTTCATAATTTCCTTATTCATAGTGCAGGTTCTTAGCCGCCCACAATCCAGAACATAAAAACAGAAGTGTTTCAACTATGGATACGATTACGACCGTAGTATTAGGTTGCGCGCTCATGGCAACTGCTGGTTTTAGCATAACTATAAAAGGTGATGCCATAAAAAGCACAATGTCTGAAGAAGCCAATGCCATGCCGCTTAAAAATCCTGCTACACCAATTCCAAGCGTTACCCACATGTTTTCAAATCGTGATGATACAAAAATCATAAAGGACAATACAGGCATTGACGTAATAAATGAATATGCAGCAAAAGATATAAGAGTACTTACATTAAACGTGCCTTGTGGCAAATCTGTTACACCGATTTTTGCAAGTGCTAAATTTTGTATGCAAATAACGATTAGTAATAGAACAGTCAGCAGCATAAATTTGCATAGGTACATAGCAGGAACGCTCATAGGCAGCATATGCATCCTTTTTACTGCATTTCCCTTAAATTCCATGTTGTAGATAATGCATGCTGCGACTATTATGCCGAACATGTTTAACACCATAATCATGCCGTAAAGCTGTGTGAGAAGAATATCCATAGGAGCTAAAGGCAGGTTTAATAATGTATTTTTTCGTACAATAAAATTCACAAAAGCGTATGCTGCTCCCATAACTCCAATAGCAATCATAAGAGCTATAAAGCCAGTTCTCTTGCATTTTTTTAGTTCGATTACAAGCGTTTTCATAGTCTTGCACTCTGCTTCCTGATCTTATTGTCTTCATCAATCATGGATAGGAACATATCTTCCAAATTGTCGGAAGCAAAACCAGATCGTAATGCATGCTGTCGTAGTTCATCTAAACTACCTTCAAATAACAAGTGTCCGTGATTAAGTATTCCAATATCATCTGCAATAAGCTCAATTTCGGATAGCATATGAGAAGAAATAAGAATCGTGCAATCGTAAAGATCTGGCAGTGACTTAATCAGATTTCGGATTTCATGTATGCCAGATGGATCGAGTCCATTTGTTGGCTCATCTAAAATCAAAATAGGTGGTCTACCAAGCAATGCTCCAGCAAGACCAAGCCTTTGCTTCATGCCAAGCGAATATTTTTTTGCAAGACGGTCTGCAAACTCAGAAAGACCCACTAATTCTAATGCGTCATCAACTGCACTCTTAGGTAGTTCTAAAATGCGACGTATAATGTCAAGATTTTCTCTACCTGTTAGATTTGCATAGAAAGATGGTGATTCAATAAATGAGCCTATTTCTTTCAAAATAGGTATGCGATCGGCAGGAAACTGCTTTCCGTCTATTGTAAATACACCTTTTGTTGGAGCCGTAAGCCCTAGGAGCATTTTCATTGTTGTAGATTTTCCAGCTCCATTTGGCCCAAGAAAGCCGTAAATGCTACCTTTGCGAATATGAAGTGAAACATCATTAACAGCAATAAATGACTTATATTTTTTTGTTAAATGTTCTGTTGTAACAATATTGTTCATGGCAATATCTCCTTTCAGGATTTACGATATTGCGTCAACCTTTCTACAACATTCTCTTCACCTTACATCTACCTTACATTTTTATGCGAGGTCAAAAAATGAACATTCACATGGCATAATATATGTTAGGGGGTTCTCCATGAATCGGAATGATTATTTATTGAACAAGCATCTGCTACTTGTTGATGATGAGCAGGAACTTCTAGATATGGTTGTATCCATATTAAACGAATACGGTTTTTATAATATAACGACTGCAAAAAGTATAAAAGATGCAGTAGAGGCAACACAAAAATTGCGTCCAGAATTAGCAATCCTTGATGTTATGCTCCCCGACGGTAATGGGTTTGAGCTAATGAAGCAGATAAAACAATATAGTGATTGTCCTATTTTATTCCTTACTGCTTGCGGTGAAGATGAAGATAAGTTTAAGGGATTTGACTTAGGAGCAGACGATTATATTGTAAAGCCGTTTCTTCCAAAAGAGCTAACGTTTCGCATTATGGCAATTTTAAGACGAAGCTACAAGAGCGAAAATCCCATTGTTAAACTGAAAAATAGTCAGATTGATTTTTCTTCTGCCCAAGTAATAAAAAATAACGAACATATTCCACTCACAGCCAAAGAATATGATTTACTTTCTGCACTTTATAGAAATGCTGGATGCATTGTAACAATTGACGCGTTATGTGAAGCTACATGGGGAGCTAATCCTTTTGGATATGAAAATGCTTTAATGGCACATATACGTCGTATCAGAGAAAAAATAGAACTCAATCCATCGCAGCCTGTTTCTTTAATAACAGTTAAAGGCTTAGGATATAAGCTGATTGTGGAGTAAAGCAGAATGAAAAGCATACCAAAACTAATACGACGCTTCATAAGTATTTTTCTACTAAGCTCTGTGCTTATAGTATTAATGAATATTATTGCGTTTATTGTACTTATAGGAACTTACGCTCCCGATGAAGAGATGTCTCCTTATAGCATAGCAAAAGAGACGGGAGAAGCATTACAATTATCCGCAAGTGGGGATTATGCATTATCCAAAAATATGTCTTCCAAATTGACAAATTCTGGCGCATGGGCAATTCTGATTGATAATAATACGTTGAAAGTCGTATGGAAAACAGAAAATGTCCCTGCGGGTATTCCAAATAACTATACTTTGTCTGATATAGCTAATTTGAGCGTTGGTTACATTGATGGTTATCCAACTTACACTGGCAAAAATAAGGATGGAGTTGTTGTAGTCGGATTTCCGCACAACAGCTTTTGGAAACATACGCGACCAAGTTGGAACTACAGTTTAATCTCAAATTTTCCGCAGATTGTTTTAAGCGTATTATTTATCAACATTTTGCTGATTCTTGGAATTTATTTAATAGCTAATATAAAACTACTAAAATCAATTAATCCGATTACAAAAGGGATACAACGTTTATCTAGTGGAGAAAGCGTGCATATTCCAGAAACAGGAGCGCTTTCAGAAATTTCATCTAACATAAATTCTGCCTCCGATATTTTGCAAATACAAAAAGAACAATTGAGAAAAAGGGAGACTGCAAGAGCAAATTGGATAGCTGGGGTTTCGCATGATATTCGTACGCCGTTATCTATGGTTATGGGATATGCGGGACAGTTAGAAAATTCTCTACATATTTCGCAAGAAGATCGTAAAAAAGCGACGATGATTATTAAGCAAAGTGCAAGAATGAAGAATTTGATTAATGACCTTAATTTGGCTTCAAAACTTGAATACAATATGCAACCAATTATGAAAAAAGAAGAAAATGTTGTTGCTGTTGTTAGGCAAGTTGTTGTGGATTTTATGAATATGGGTATGCAAGATGAGTTTTCGATTAAATGGGAAACGGACGCAGAATTGACTGTTTGCAATATTAATGTAGACAAAGATTTATTAAAACGAGCAATATCTAATCTTATTCAGAACAGCATATCTCATAATGAAAATGGGTGTACGATTTATGTATCCGTTGCTGCAAATAATAATAATTGTATTATTTGTGTTGAAGATAACGGTATAGGTGTTTCAGATGAAAAAATCGAAAAGCTTAATCATGAACCGCACTATATGATTTGTGATACAAGTACTGCAGAGCAACGGCATGGTTTGGGTTTGCTGATTGTTCAGCAGATTATTGGCGCTCATAATGGAACAGTTGATATAAGTAGAAGCAAATACGGTGGGTTTAAGGTATCTCTAACGATACCGCTTAATTGAATATGGGCAGTAGATGGATGACATCTTTCCACTTAATTGTGGAGAGTGTCGTGTTGATGTCAAAGGCTTAATAGGTGGGTGCAAATTTGCCCTTGTGTAGCAGGGGTTAGCGAGGGCTATCGTTAAAAGGTTTAATGCGAAGCGGCTTTAAGCTGTGTTCTCGTGATTTTTGAGTGCGATTTTTCTGTATGAGGGAAGATATCAACGCTTTAGGGTAGAGTGCACAGGATGTTAACGTTAAAAAGTGCACCCACTTTGCACACCCTTGTCTAAAAAATTTAACATTTTGAAAGGAGAAATAATGGAAACAATAGTATCCGCTTTATTAGTTTTTGTTTCTACATCCATTGACTACTTAGTTGTTTTGACTATTTTATTCGCTAGTCAAGGAAAGAAAGGTTTGAAATCAATTTATGTAGGGCAGTATTTAGGTACAGGACTGCTTGTACTGGCTAGTCTTATTGCCGCTTACTTTTTAAATTTTATTCCACAAGATTGGATTATCGGACTCCTTGGTCTAATTCCGCTAGGTCTTGGTATAAGAGCAATTTTTGTGGATGAAGATATTGATGAAGAAGATATCGAGGGGAAAATTACCGGAGATGGATCAAAAATCTTAGCATTTACAAGTTTAACAGTGGCAATGGGTGGAGATAATTTAGGAATTTATATCCCCTATTTTACAGGAAAGAGTTTGATTGAGATTAGTATAAGTTTAGTAATATTTGCCTTAGGGATCTTGGTTCTATGCAAATTATCTCAAAATCTCGCCTCAATTTCTGCTATCGGAGAGACTGTGGAAAAGTACGAAAAAGTAATTGTACCTGTCGTGTTTATTGGACTCGGTCTCTATATATTGATTGAAAATGGAACTATTAATTATTTCATAGGTCAAGTCCTAAAAGTGGTGTAAATTCATTTCCTTCCCTTTTGCACCCGCCTTGTGAAGTGAGGATATACAGTATAGTTTGCGTAATTATTTATCACGCAAAAAACATGATAATAAAATTTATACAAGCAAAAAGAGATGTTACTCAAATGGCATAATTGTAAAAAGTTACTTTATAACATTCTCCTATATCGTGGGGCTTAAATCTAAGCCCCACTTTTTATATTCAAAACTATTTTTTCAAATAAATAAAAGTCAAAGACTTTACATATTTAACGCTTATTCTTAGCTAAAATACCTGTTTTTAATATCATTTGTAAGCATACACTGAACAAAAAAATACAAAACAATATATTGCATATAAAAGGTGAAATACTGCGCACAATTATTGCTCCTAAGTTTACAGTAAATGTCGCAAAAATACCGATAATAATTCCTTCAGTAAAATGAGTATAATGGTAACGAGCATTAGCAATACTACCACTTATAACTGTAGGAAGCGTGACAAGCAAAGCAGTTCCTCTTGCCATAAGGTCTCCCATGCCGAGCAAAAGTTGCACGCATGGCACTATAATTCCTCCGCCACCAACGCCTAAAATACCTGAAAAAATACCAGAAACAACGCCTATAAATATAAGACATATAGCTTTTAAAAAACTAACATTAAAATCTACATTTCTTAACGGAATCCAAACTTGACTAGAACATATAACTAGTAATACAAAAAGTGTAAAACACCAAGGAAATATTTTTTTAGGCAAAATATGTGAAAAATATACCCCAATTTGTGATCCGAAAACTGAACCTATTATTAGAAAAATGCTGATAAAAATGACACTTTGCCGTTTAAACCGTAAACAATGCTTCCACAAAGCGATGTTATGATTATGGCAACAAGAGAAGTAGCAACAGCATGACGCTGATCAAATTTCATAAAAACAGTTAATGCAGGAACTATCACCATTCCTCCACCTACACCGAACAATCCTGATAAGAAACCTGCTAATAGTCCAATGAAAACGATTAAAACAATATTATGGAAATTATATTTGGTTTTAAAAATATTTCTCAACATATATCTTTTCTTCACAAAATACCTCCTCGTACTTTATTCACTACTTTTACTATATTATATGGAAAATAGAATATTTCTATACTAGTTCAATTGTAATTTATGTATTTATTTATCTAATTAACGTAAAATATTCTTTGTTAATAAACACAGCAATTCGATGGTCTCATATATGGTAAAAAAATTGCATCAACTATACTAATACTTTGTCTTAGGGGGGGGG